GCCTTATTGAACGGAAACATAAAAAATTCTTTTTCTGATTTTATGCAGAAAAAAATTGGAAAAACTACTTTTTATTATACCCCCTCGTTCAAAAAAAATGATTCTAACGAGTACGTACCTTCTGCTGTGTCTACTCTATCTCGCAGTATATTTTTACCTTCCGCAAAAGAAATATACTACGGATTTCCCGATAACAGTAGTGGTATTAACGAAATTTGGGGTTATGGATGCAACGCAGAAGGAAGCCCGCTCCCTACAGCAAAAGAACTTCTGAGAAATCCTTTTTTTATGGTCGGAGACGTTTACAGCCCGTATCAGCAGTGGACGAGAACTCCCGTTACACATCTTGAATATTTTGGCATGAATCCTTCTGTTGGGGATATCTATTATCGTTCTATTGTTGTTTCAGGGTATTGGGACAAAGCGCATCTTGGTAATTCTAATGACGAAGAAGAATTATTTTTTTATGACTGTATCGGTTCTGGCGACGCAAACTATAAGTGTTATCATTACATGTTTACCGTTCCGAGCAATTTGCCTATTGGGTATCAAAACAGAGTTGAGGAAGAATAATTTATGGCTCGTTGGATTACAGACCGAACGCAATCAGATGTTGACCGTGTGAAAGAAATTACCGCAAAGGCGAGAACAGGCACGTGGACAAAAGCCGAACAATCGGAATGGCTTGCCGGAATGAAGGGCGCTTTAAGCTATACGGATTTTAACCGCATAGAATCCGGCATTCAAGAGCTTGGCTCCATTGTTGGCGCGTCTGTTTCTGTTCGGACCGATTGGACAGTCGATGGATATATGAAAGTCTCCGATACAACACGTTGGCTTTCTAACATCAACTCCATTCGCGCTAAATGCTCTGGCCCATCTGGTATTGCAGATACGCCAGAAAGCATGAACAAACTCGATTTTTCAACGATGAATCAAATCGAGCAAATTTTGTTCGACATTGAAACGCTTGCTAAAACATACGTTACGTTTTCCGGTGAATACATGACAGGAGATGGACAATATGGTTTTTGAAGACCGTGTGGCGAAATATCCGGGTCGGTGGACAATGGTAAAATCGGATGGAACATCCGAAATTGTCACTCTTATCCGAAATGACGAGCCAACAAAAGAAGGAACGCCAATCAATGCGGCCACCTTAAACGAACTGAGTACTGTTGCGGGAGCGATTAACGCAAAAGAAGAAGCCGTTTCGGCTGCATCTATCGCAAATTCTGCTGCCACCAGCGCGGCCCAAAGTGCACAGTCAGCATCCGCAGACGCAAAGAGTGCGGGAAGCTCTGCCGCTTCTGCCAAAGCTGAAGCGGACAGGGCTTCGGCCATCGTGAGCACCGACAAGACGCTAAGCGTCGAGGGTGCTCCGGCTGACGCAAAAGCTGTTGGCAATGCGCTGAAAGGCATCAAGCTCCCTATTGCCACCACCACCACGCTAGGCGGTATCATTGTAGGAGATGGGCTAAGAGTTTCCGATAAAGGTGTGTTGAGTTGTGACTTTGTAATCCCGGAAGTGGACAAACTAACTGCCTACCCAGTGGGCAGCATCTACCAGAGCACCAGTTACACCAGTCCCGCCGCACTGTTTGGCGGCACATGGGAGCAGATCGCATCGGAGCGCGTGCTGATGGGTGCCAGCAGCAGCCACGCAGCGGGCACCACAGTAAAGGCCGGACTGCCGAACATCACAGGCTCTTTTGTCGCGGATGTAAAAAAGGGTGAACATAAGGTATCCGGCGCATTCACTGCCGGCAACGTGATCGCATCTACGGGCGAATACAATTCCTTTTCTGATGTATATAAGTTCAGTCTGGATGCATCCAAGTCTAATGCCATCTACGGCCGCAGCGCCACCGTGCAGCCTGCCGCCTACTATGTGCACATCTGGCGGCGCGTGGCATGAGAAAGGAGGATTTGAACGATGATCCCTGTGACATTTGACACTGTGGCAACATTGCAGTTTGGCAGTGAGGGTCACCCGACCAGTCTGCACTTTGCCATCCCGGAAGAGTGGAAAACCTGCAAAATCAGACTCCACCTGCGGCGCAGCGACGGTAGCTTTGTGCCCCCGATGCAGCTGGACGAAAATGGATGCGTAAAAGTAAACCGCAGTGACTCCGGCAAGACCGGCGGACAGTGGATGCTGTCGGCTGAAAGTCCTGACGGAAAAGTATCTTACTCGCGAATCGGCAAATATGTGACCCCCATGGAGGTGACACAATGAAGATCCTTGACGAGAACGGCGCGGTCGTGGAAAACCCGGACCTGACGCTGGGCTACCTGACCGACGACACCGAAGAAGTCACCCACCCCGCTGTGGAGGGCGTGGAGGAGCAGTGGCACTGGGAGACAGTGACCGAGTATCCGAACGGTGGCAAGGACGTGCAGAAGATCGTTGACCGCCCAGGCGTACCGGCACAGGAAGAATGGGTGGAACAAGTGCCAATCCAAAAGTATGTCCGCTACACCGCCGAAGAGCTGGCCGCGCAGGAAGAAGCACGCAAAAAGGCCGAAGCCCGAGAGAAGCTGCCGGAGACGGTGGCGGCGCTGCAAAAAGAAAACGAGATGCTCAAGCAATGCTTGCTTGAAATGAGCGAGATTGTTTATGCATAAAATCACACAAAAATTAGAAAGGTTGGTACGTATGATGGCAATGTTATGGGCACAGGAAATTATGTCTGCTGAGACTATGGAGGATGCAAAGGCGCTGTACGAGCGCTGCCCCCGCCTGCTGAAGGAGAAGGTCAAGGCAATTCTTATCAAGAGCGGCTTTGAGGAGATCACGCAGTAAGGAGGACGCTATGGCTGAAATCATGGATGTATCCCGATATCAGGGCACGATCAACTGGGAGAAGGTCAAGGCAAGCGGAAAAGTGGACGGTGTGATAATTCGCGCCATGGGCAACAGTGCAGCGGGCAGGCCCAGTGCTCCCTACACTGACCCGCAGTTTGCCCGCAACTACGCCGAATGCAAGCGGCTTGGCATCCCCTGCGGCGTGTATGGCTACTTTAAGGCGGTCAACCGGGAGCAGGCTGACAAGGAGCTGGCGTACTTCAAGAAGCTGCTCACCGGCCGGAGCTTTGAGCTGCCGGTGGCCGTGGACATCGAGGACGAAGTGCAGAAGCCGCTTGGCAAGGCCGCGCTGACCGACCTGACGGCCTACATGCTGAGCACGGTGGAAAGCTGGGGCGTGTACGCTCTGCTTTACACCGGCCTGTGGTTCGGCAGCACCTTCCTGTACATGGGCGGCGCGGCCCTGAAACCCTACGACGTGTGGCTGGCAGCATACCGCACGAAGAAGCCCGCTCCCAGCTGGCCCTTTGGCATGTGGCAGTATACCAGCAAGGCCCGTGTACCCGGTGTGACCACCAACGTGGACATGAGCCACGCATACAAGGACTATGCGGGTATCATCAGCAAGAAGGGCCTGACCCGTCTCCGGGAGGGTAAATGACCGAAAAAGAAGCTCTCCTGTGGGTACTGGGCATTCTGGGTAGCCTGTGCGCCGCTGCCATCACGATCGACAAGGTGCTGGACATCATCCACAAGTACGTCAAAAAGGCACAGGCCCCCGACGATGCGCAGAACAAGCGAATGGATACGCTCGAAAAAAGACTTGGCGTGCTGGAACAGGGACAGCTTCAGCACGCACAGGCCCTTGCAAGAGACCTGCGCCGCTTTGACGGCCTCGATGAAGAGATGCGTCTCGTACTCGTTGGCGTACAAAATCTTTTGGATTCGCAGCTGTCCGGCAACAACCGCGAAGGTATGCAAAAAAGCAAATCCGATATTAACAACTACCTGCTGAAAGGAGTAACAAATCATGGAAGCAATGTTTAACTTTATCCCCGCACCCATCGCACTGGTACTGATGCTCATTGGCTTTGCCGCGCTGGCAGTGGGCGCCATCCGGCTGGGCTACAAGCAGTATGTCAAGGACTGGGCGCTGGAGCTTGTGACCATCGCCGAGGACAGCATCATGGGCAGCGGTCAGGGCGCAAAGAAAAAGGCACAGGTCTTTGCCGCGCTGCGCGGCGCTCTGCCGGACTGGCTGAAGCCTTTCATCACCGATGAAGTGCTGGACAGCGTGATCGAAAAGGCCGTCAGCATGATGAAAAAGGCATTGGCAGACAAGAAGCCCGCCACGACCTGACCCTGCGCTCCATCAAAAGGGAGATTTCTGCAAGACGCGACGTGGCATACTGGTTGGATAAAGCGTACACCCATCTGGACAGCGGTCTGCTGACGGAGGACGACATCGCAGAGGTGGAAGCCCTTGCGCAGGCGTACTACGACGCATTGGATGCGAAGGACATGGCGAACGCTGAGGAAATTACGCAGTAAGGAGACATAACGCATGAACGCAGTAAATATTGAAGATTTGCTCGATCTGATTGAATCCATGAAACGCATATCTGCGGATGAAATTATCGCTGCATCAAAGGAGAACAACGAGCTGGAGCGCATCGCGCACATCGCAACGGAAGCAACTTATAAGGCTGTTATCGAAAAGTTGGAAAACCTCCGCGTGTACGCAGTAACCATTTTGGATAGCAAGGAGTAACATCATGAGTAGCACTACATACGAGCATTTTGTTGACACCAACAAAATGTTCGCCGCACAAGAGCAATTTCGTAACATCACGAAAATGGTCTGCGTATGCTTTCGTGGCTTCACGAAAACATGCCATCTCGGCAATGCCAACAAACTGGTGACGTTTTGTCACCAGTTTGCCGTGCTTGGCACTATGGTGCGCAACGCCGGACAGCTGCCGCAGCCTTTTTGGCTCGGTGCTGCCTGTGGCGGCGGCTCGTGTAGTGCTGCCCCCTGCGCTGCAAGGACTTGACCGACAGCAGATGACCGCCGCCATCAAAAGCGCACCGCTTGGGAGGGTAGACCGTAAGATAGCCTTACTGCGGTACGTTGAGCGGCTTCCGCTGCCGGACATTGCAGCACAGACGCATTACAGCCGGACGGCGATAGGCTACCGGCTGAAAGGCATTGACAAAATGCTAGATGCGTGATACCATAACCTTAATTGAGCGCGATTTTTCACGAAACGCGTTGAAGCGGCAGGCTTTCGGGTCTGCCGCTTTTCTTTTTGCATGAATTGTGGTATAATTATCTCAACAAATCCGCCCGGCCTCTCGAAGAAGCGCATTAGGGTGGATATTTGAACCCATCAAGCCTCTCAACGATGCGTATCATGGTGGGTCTTTAAGGCTATGTAGCTCAGTTGGTAGAGCAGGGCGCACCCCGTCTATTGCGCTGGTTCAATTCCAGCCATAGCAAGTCCGAAAATGCTTGAACGGTTTTGAATAGTGCGCATACGTCAAAATTTCGATAGCAGAAGTAGGCATTTTTGATGATACAGTCTCCCGCCCGCCTACTTGTAGTGCGTACCATGCGGGAGACGATTTTATATGAATTATGGCAAATAAAATATATCGCTTTTTGTCCCGTGTTTTGTTCGCTCTGATTATTTTTGGGGCGACATCAAGCGTTCTAAAAGCCGTTCTTCCGTTTTGGCATAGTGCATTTATAGGCGTGGTTTTATCGGTATATGCGTCTTTGCATTATACGCCATACGATTTATGATTTGAAAGGCTATGGCCTTTGTAGAGAGTGAACCGGCCTGTGTGGACGGTGCACTCTTGATTTTACAAAAACCCCTGCTTTTCCGAAGCCCTGCGTTCCATGCTGGGTACTTTGTAGGCAAAGCAGGGGATTTTTTTGCAAATAAAGCGGCAAAACCTTCTATTTTTGCATCATTTTATATAAGTATATTTATATCTTTAAGCGCTCATGCGGATTTTTCCGTGTGGGCACTTTTCTTTTTTTGTCCTTCGTTGTACCTTCGTTGTCTTTCGTTTTCTGCCGATGCGGTACACTGGATGCACAAGGAGGGATGCTTTATGAGCTATTACCAGACACCCGGAGCACCATGCGTTTTGCAGCAGCCTGTCAATCCTTACGGTGGCATGGGCACGGTTGGCCTTACCACTTCCCTGCCAAACACGCAGATGCAACAGGCACAGCCGCAGCGTCCGCAGCCGATGAATGGGCAGCAGCCTGTTCAGCAGTCGGTACAAGATGGCGGTTGGTTGCTTGGCAGACCTGTTTCCAGCAGAGAAGAATTTCTGGCGATACCGTCTGATCTGTACGGAAGATGGACGTATTGCCCGGATTTGCGTAGTGGCGTCATCTACTGCAAACGTTTGAATCCAAACACTTGTGAATCTGACGTGTTAGAGTTTTACAGCCCGGAAGCATGGCGGCAGATGCAAGCACAACAGGCACAGCAGACCGCTGCACCGACACAGCAGTATGTGCCTATTGAGCAGTACAACGCCCTTGTGCATCGGCTGGATGAGCTGGAAAAGTGGCAGAAGAGCTTTTCTAAGCCCGCTACCGCAGCAAAGAAAGGAGAATAAAAATGCCCTCTCCATTTGATATGATTGCTCACAGCCCCATCATGCAGCTTGCAAATCTGGCTCGTGCCGGGCAAAACCCGATGGGGCTTATCCAGCAGTTGAGCGGGCAGAATGCCCCCATCATGCAGGGCTTGAACCTGATTCAGGGCAAAAACGAAGCGCAACTCCGAACGATGGCGCAGAACCTCGCCAAAGAGCGTGGCATCGACCTGAACCAGCTGGCAAGCGTCCTGAATTTGACGCTTCCGAAGTGAGGAGACTTTGCAATGGATGATTTTGAAAACAGCCATTCCGAAAAAGATTTTGACATCAACAATCTGTGTGGCGATGACAAAATATGGGTTCCTTTAATGCTTGGCTTCATTTTCGGTGCTGCCAGCAAAAATTGGGATGACTCAAAAGATAAAAAAGACAACCCTCCGAGCTGACTTAACAACCCTAAAATAAGCATCTCTCTAAGCGAAACGCTTCTCAGTTTTGCGGACTTGACAAAAACCGCATTTGTTTGGCTTCGCCCATCGCATACGGCGGTGGGATAGCATACGCAAAACTGAAAGGAGTTTTGTTATGGACGATTTTGCAACTGGCTATCTGGCTGGGCAGGACGGCGGCAATAACAGCAGCGGATTCTTCGGCAACGAAGGTTTGTGGGCGGTTATTATCCTCGCTATCATCTTTGGCTGGGGCACAAACGGCTATGGCCGAAACGGTGGTGACAACAGCATGAACAGCTACATCCCCTATCTGGTCGGCACTGGCGCAACTGGTCAGGGCGGTGCAGACACCCGCGCGGCTCTGTCTGAGGGCTTCTACCAGCAGGACACCTCCCGCTCTCTGGCGGGCATCCAGAGCGGTATCTGCTCTCTGGGCTATGACCAGCTGGCGCAGATGAACGGCGTCAACACCAACATCGCGAACGGCTTTGCAGGCGTGAACAGTGCCATCTGTCAGCTTGGCTACCAGAACGCACAGCTGGTGAACGGCCTGGAACGCAGCGTGTCCAACGGCGACAATGCCATCAGCCTTGCTATCATGCAGGAAGGCAACGCACGGCAGGCGGGTCAGACCGCTCTTGCCACGCAGCTGGCATCTTGCTGCTGCGAGAACAAGCAGCTGATCGGCGACCTGAAGTACACCATCGCAACGGAAGACTGTGCCACCCGGCAGGCCATCGCAGACAATGCCCGCGCCATCGTGGACAACTGCAACGCCAACTTCCGCAGCATGATGGACTACTTCACGCAGGACAAGATCGCAACTCTGACCGCTGAGAACCAGAACCTCAAGTTTGCCGCTTCTCAGGATCGGCAGAATGCGCTTCTGACCACCGTGATGTCCCAGCAGACTGATACCATCCTGAATCGGGTCAATCCTCGTCCGATTCCCGCTTATCAGGTGGCAAACCCCAACGTGGGCGTGAACTGCTGCGGCTGCTGCTAACCAACACACTCCCCGATAACACCGGGTGAACCATCGGGGCAGGGGCAAGACACCTCTGCCCCTGATTTTTATAGGAGGAAAACATTATGGCTTGCAAAACAAGCTGCCGTCTGTGCCCGCACCTCGTCATCTCGGATGCGGTGACGTTCGCCAATGACACGCTGACCATCAACATCCCTGCTGGCGCATACCAGAACGGAGAGAAGTATTGCATCGTAGTTGCCCAGAGCATCCCGGACACGACCACCATCAACGCTCCTGTGGTCATTACCATCGGTGCAGGAACGACCGCATACCCTCTGACCGACTGCAACTGCGCTCAGGCAACCGCTGAAAGCATCCACACTCGCACCCGCTACGCTACCCGCGTTGCAACGTCTGCCACTGGCACAGGCACGTTCAAGTATTTTGGCTGCTTCTGCCGTTCCCACGCTGGTGCGCCCGCGTCCATTTCTTAAGGAGGTATAGATTATGGGCAAGAACAATTTTCGCCGCATGATGATGCTCCGCGACCACGACAAAGACCGTGAGCCGGAGCGTGACCGCCTTGAGGAAGAGCGTGACCGCAGGGAGCGTGAGATGGAACGCCGTCTGCGCAAGCTGGAAGGCGGCAACGACCGTTATCCCTACTATCCGCAGGAGGAAAACCGCTACATCGACCCTTACCCTATCCCCCGCTACCCTGACGTAGAGTATGGGCGCAGAATGCCGCAAATCGGCTTCTCGCAGAACGGAGACTGGGACAAGCGGTCTGGACAGTATGAACATGGCGGCGCAAACAGCCGCTCCATCAAGATGCCACGCCAGCACCTCACCCATGATGAAGCGGAGGAATGGTGCGACAGCATGGTGAACGCTGATGGCACGAAGGGCTGTCACTGGACGCTGGAACAGACACAGGACGTTGCGAAACAGCGCAATATCACCTGTGACCCGAACGATTTCTGGGCTGTTATGAACATGATGTACTCGGATTATTGTCAGGTCGCAAAGCGCCAGTCCGTTGACACTCCTGGCTTCTACGCTGACATGGCAAAGGCGTTCCTTGAAGACGCAGATGCTGCAGATGGCAAGGCGTATCTCTACTGGGATTGCATTGCTGATAAGTAAAACAGAACCCCTGTGCGGTCATTGTGACTACACAGGGGTTTATTGTTATCTCCAAATCATAAAGCACTTATTGCCTACACAATCTTGAAGGATTTCTTTGAAGTCTTTGAACTTTGCGGGGTTTTCTCTACCAGCATATCCGTAAATAATGCTATCGTCATAATCACCTATAACTTTTAAGATTTCCTTGCAGGCACCTTATCGGATTTTTCCGTCACAGTCCGATTGATAAAGGAAATCTGCAATTTTAATCGGAAGCATTTTGCTTTCAACCAATCGCTCTGTTTCGTCATTGTATGATTCTAGAACGTGTTCTTTTTCGGGAGATGGTATGTCGAGAATGTCATCAAGTTTTTTATAGTGCTCTCCGACTTCCGAACCAACAAGTTCTGCAACCTTCGTTCTCAACTTGAAAAACCCGAAATAGCCCACATCCATTTCACGCCCAGTCTTTTTGCATTTGATGGTTACGCCCATTCGTCAATCCTCCAAGAAATCCTCTTGATTCAGAACTTGATTTACAATTCGTTCTGTACATTCTTTGATAACCGTAGATGCTGGGACGTAATCTTCATAAGCTATGTTTTCATATTGTGCTCCTGCATATTCAAAGAACCTTTTAGAAAGTATTTCTGCATCCGCACGGCACAACGGCTTTAATTCGTATTGCAACGGAAATCTTCTTATAAGCGCAGGGTCGAGCCTATCAAATCGGTTTGTCGTTCCAATAATAATTGCATTGTTCGGCAATCTATCCATTTCCTGCATAATCGCGATAACCACACGGTTCATTTCCCCAACGTCATCTTTTTGCCCACGAGCCATTCCAACTGCATCTATTTCATCAAAACAAAGAACGCAAGGAGCAGTTCTCACATAATCAAAAATTCTTGCAAGGTTAGATTGTGTTTGCCCCAAGTGCGAATCAACTAGACTTGAAAATTGAATCCTCAAAAACGGAAGTTTTGCTTTATGCGCGATATACCTAGCCAGCATGGTTTTCCCGCATCCACTTTGCCCATAAAGCATCAATGCTGTCAAATAAGGAATGCCCATTTCGTTCAATTTTTCAGATGCTCGATAAATAGCAACGATTTTCTGCGTTATACTTTTTTCTTCGTTCCTAAGAAGGAATCTTGCTTCTGGAAATTCTTCTGTATCCTCTGCGATCAAAAGATGCTGTAAGTTATATGGCAATTCAATAAATTCTCTTTTGCTTTCCAACTTGCGAAACATATTTTCCTTGAACTGCTCATCTTTTTTGGATGATATAGAATTCAAAATGATTTTAACGGCTTTTTGCGCGTTTCGCATATCGCCATCGCAAACAAATCGAATAAGGTGTCGTTCACTATCGTTCATTCAATAAATCCTCCAACTCAGTTCTTTTTATCCAATATGAACTTTGCAAATTCTTCAATTTCTTCCAAATTTACGATTATTTCATACCATCCTGCTGAATGCCCTCTATCGTAAGCGTACTCCCAAATTTTTTCCGCTTTCTTTTCTGAAATCCCAAAACCGACTTCTTCTTGAATTGTCTTATATATCTCTGCGTAGATTTCATCCCTACGCTTCATTTTCTCTTGATTCAGCCGCTTAACTTCATTGTCGTAATCATCGTTATTCTTTTGCGCTTGCTCTTTGTTCCACTTTACCGACTTGTCTTCGTCAAACACAAAATTTGATGGAACCCGCTTGAAGCCATAAGGCTTGCATCCCATATTTGCCATTGCTTCATATTTCTGCCCAATGTCAATCCATACGTCATTCATCTAAGAAATCCTCCAATTCAATCTTTCCTTCTGCCGCCGCAACCGCAAGAGCGTACACGAACTGCCCAATCGTCATTCCGTGCCGTCTGGCTTCACGGTTGATGTACTTGCGCTCTTCCTCGCTCATAAGGATGGTAATGCGCTTGGAACGCTTGCCATCACCACTTGCAACGCCCTGATGCGATTCCGGCATCGGGATTTTTTTCTTTGTCAAACCAGCTTCGGCTAGCGCACCGGGCACATCGCCTTGTTCGATAAGACGTTGAACTTTCTTCGCCTGTTTCAGTTTCTTCGGCTTACTTTCGCTTACTACGGCATTGTTTGGCTGTGTTTCGCTGCCTTTGGCTTGCTTTGGCTTAATATTGCTTAACTGTGCTTCATTAGGCCGTGTACGGCTGTCTGTGGCTTCACTAGGCTTAATCTGTGCTTGTTCGGCTTCGTTCGGCTTTGCTTGGCTTACTTCTTCTTCCTTTGGCTCACTTCGGCTTAATGTCTGTTCCGAAAAAATAGGCTGGAAATCAAACCCGCCAAGCAAGCCTGTGGATTTTTTGCTGGTTGATTTCATTCCTCTTCCTCCCAATCTTCATCTTCGAGGTCTGGTACAGCCGGTAAAGACTTCCAATGTGTAATGTTGTGCAATTTCCCATCTTTGCCTATCCACTTTTTAAGACCTCTTTCGTATCTTACGATTTCTACATCGTATTCGTCTTCACTAAATCCAATAACGTATTTGTTTGATTCATTTGGAAGTTTGTGCTTCGACTGCGCCCACTGATTCTCGGAAAGCTTTTCTTTCAGTTTTTCACAGTATTTTTCAGCGAGGTATTGCTGAGAATTATATGCAAGCTCTTTTTCTTCATCCGACAATTCATTAAATGAAACACCAAGATCTAAGAAATAAACCCGTCTTATATCTTCGATGCACGTCATTCCTACAAGGTGCGGGTATATATCATTCATTTTTATCCCCCTCTACAATTTTTTGCGCCAACGCCTTGAAATCCTCTGCGCTGGTACTCTTTGCCGTGTCACCGCTAAACAGGCTGTGCCGCTCTGCCTGCGCTTTACGAACGCCCATAGACGGTCTAATCTTCACGTCAAGCAGCTTTGTTCCCATGCTTTGTGCAATCACCGGGAGCTGCTCCACAACCTCTTTTGACAGGTTTTCACGGCTCTTGTACTGGTTCAGAAGCAGACCTTCAATCTTCAAGGTCGGGTTGAAATATCTGCGAACGTCACCAATGGTCTGCGAAAGCTGGCTCAAACCAGCCAGTGCGTAACGGTCTGCTGTGATGGGCACGATAATGCTGTTGGCGGCGATCAGCGCGTTCACAAGCGCAAGGCCAAGCTGCGGGGGAGTGTCCAGCACAATGTAATCGTACTGCTCAGACACGTTTTCAAGGGCTTCTCGTAGCCGGAAGTTCTTGCCCATGTCCCGGACAAGCTGCTCGTCAATGTCCTTCAATGCACTATCAGACGGCAGAATGTCACCAGCTTCACAGTGCTGAATCCCTTCTTCTACCGTGCCTTGCCGGGTCATCACATCAAATAGGGTGCATACGTCCTCTGTCTGTGCGCCGTAGGTGTCCGTTGCGTTGCACTGTGCATCGCAATCCACCAACAAGACTTTCTTACCAAGCAACTGCAACGCACCAGCCATACAGGTGCTTGTTGTGGTCTTTCCTGTGCCGCCCTTTTGGTTTGCGACAGCTATGATTTTTGCCATTTTATCACTCTTTCTTTATTCTTTCGGTTCGTCAGGAAGCGGCATCCAATGGGTTACATGATATAACACATTATCATCAATCAGTTGCGTTTCACTATTGTTTCCATAGAACGCATCCGTCAACACATCATCTGTATACCATTTTTCGCCTTTGAAGTCACCATAATAACCGAAAGTAACGCCCATCACTTTATCATAAATGATAATCTGAACGTACTTGTCTGGCATCTTATCTTTTACGCTAATCCAACCCATTCTCGCTCCTTTCTGTATCATCTGCTCATTCTAACTACTTTTGCAAGGCTTCAATAGAATAGAACGCTGGCATATATCTGTCTACGATACCTGCCTTGTCCACGCTTCTAATCAGATAGCCAACAGGTCTGTCCGGGAACGGAGACCTATCCAAAGACAAAATGTCATTATACGCAGCCTTTACCGTGTCGTAAACCGCTTCTCTGCGTCTTGGCAGCTTGATTTCTGGATGCTCTTTCTTCATCCACTTTTCAACTACCTTCGCCACGTCAATGCAGTCTTGCTTTTCCAGTTCGTCACACACAGACCAGTCAAAATCCTCATATCCGCTTCTACGGGTCTTTTTGGCGGTTTTTTGAGGTTCGGTCAACACTTCGCTTGCCTGTGCTTCAATCAACTTCTCAGACGCTTTAATTTTGGGCTTAAACTTGACTGCCACAGCCTTTCGTGCCACAAGAACTGGCTCGTAGGTCACAACAATGTCAGACACAGCATTGATTTCGTCCACCGCAACGTCAAGCACTCGCTTGCGAAGATTCTTGTAAACATCGTAGCTGGCTTCCGTCGCACCGAGCTGTTCCCTCAACTTCTTCAGACTGATTTCATGCGGCTTATTGTCCATATTCAACCAGTCCCGAAGAATCGAGTAAAGCAAGATGCTATACTGCGACTTCATTCGTGATGTGTAACGCAGCCGATAGCGAACGTATCCACTTTCAGCAATGTCGAAAAAGATGGATCGAAGGTCAGGGTTGCAGGTGATTGCTACAACGTAAGACCTTGTTTCGGGCACATAGTCCAGTTTTGCCCTCGTAAACAAGACAAAGCTTTCAAACGTGCCTTTCTCCTTGTCAATTGGAATCGACACCGTATTGCCAAGAAAGTGCTTGATTTGCGGCTCAATCCTTCGAGCGTCAAGGCTTTTCAGCCCAAGCAGTTCTCTGTATTCAGCAAGAGTAAACTCTACACGACTGCTACTTGGGTCTCTTGGGTTAATTCTTGATAGGTAAACCTCCAACAACCGAAGTTCTCCTGCGGTGTAGTCCCTGAACTTCGCCCAAACAAGGGACTTGCTTTTTTCGACAAGGTTATTGTCTGATATTTTTGGCATCTGCTCACTTCCTTTAATGGTCTGAAAACAGTATATCACAAATAGGGGGACGTGTCAACAACTTTCGTCCCCCATGACTTGTCTTTTTGTCCCCCATATCCTCGTCATTTTGTCCCCCATGACTTGTCAAAACGTCCCCCATGCTTTGTCATTTCGTCCCCCATCTACATATTATATATTAAACAAGAAATAAACAAGAGGTTAAATATCATCGTTAAATAGTCGATGACGATAATTTTCAACAATTTCTTTATTTTTCCATTCCAGTTTGTGGATAACTCAGGTTGTCAATTACTGAATAAGACTGTACCGATGGTGAAGCAACCTTCTATTAGCCGTGCCAAGCGTGGACGGATTGTGGATAGGTGTACAAAAAGTGGATAGAAAGATATACCTAATCTGCACTATGGGGGACGGATTGACAAGCCGACCAATTACAAGCAATAGATTAACGATAATTCGTTATTTATTCCGCGCAAATACTGTCGATTTGTAGCCTATGGGGGACGGAATGACAAGGTAAAGGTATACCTAATCTGCATGAAACGTGTACAAAAAGTGGATGAACGTGTACAAGATGTTCCGTAAAAACTTCGATAATTCGACAATCAGCCGCTTATATTATTGGGATTCACAGTATAGGAATCATTGGACTTCATAGCAGCTTCCGTTCCAGCATCCTGCGCCTGATAGAGAATCTCCATCTTTGGGGCGGTTCCGTTCGGGTCTGGGTCTGTTTTGGTGGCCTGTGCCATCTCATAGTTACCGGATGCCATCCGACAGACAGCAACCCTGTCCTTCAACGGCGTGTGGAGGTTTGCCAGAATCTCCGTCAGCACGCCGATGTGGTCTGAGCCGTGATCTCCGTACCGGATATATAACAGGGCATCTATCTCATAGGATGAACATTCCATCATAGCATCTATGAGAATCCGCCGTTTCTCCAGATCGGAAAGGTCGTCCTCAAGGTGTTCAAGTAGCCTCGGATGAATGCAAGCATCCATATATCGAGCCACCGATACGCCGCAGCAAGTGAACCAGCGCATAGCCATCGGCAGGGAGATAGCTGCCAGGCCTTGCTCCCAATTTGCTATCGTGCCACGATTCACGCCCATCCGTGCTGCCAACTTCTGCTGGCTCAAGCCAGAACGCATTCGAGCCATCTCTAATACTTTGGCTGTTCTTACTAGATATTCATTCATAAATTCTCACTCCTTCAACAAAATCCGGCAAAACTGCTGGATTCGACAAACCAAAAAATGGAAAAAGCTGCTATGGAGAACCAACAGCAGCCTGTGTTATAACTGTACCATCGAAAAAAACAATCAAAACAGGAGGTAACAATATGATTATCATTGACGGTATGCCCGCATCTGAACCGAACGAAAACAAAACGCCGAAACCGTGGGAGGGTTAGTGTATGAACCAGATTGACACCATGCTCATTCCCTATGCCCGCCAGACCGCTTTAAAACTGGTCTACAACCTTGCAAACAACGATGCTGATAAGTTTGCTTATCAAGAAGCAAAAAACGTTCTTGAACGCGCCATAGCCGCCTTAGACGATGGACGCGATCCAGCAGATAGCATCGAACGCATTGACGGACAGCTTGTGGAACTGTGAAAGGAGAAGAAGATGGACTTTACGAATGGATTCTATAAAGCCGAGAACCCTGTCGTTCTTGAAGAAGTGAAAACTTTCCTCCAGTCAATGGAACGGCGTGGAGCAACCGTAAAAGACTTGGACGATGCCATTGTGCAGCTAAACAATGTTTCGCACAGCATCAGCACAAACGCTTTCGTCAAAGCAGATGTGCTGGACGATTTACCGGATAACCCTTTTCGTTCCATACTCAACGGAATGTTACAAAGCAAAGGGTAACTTAAACTTAATGTGGCTCTTAATCATTGTTATCGCAATTTTTGGCTTCCCTGATGTGAAGTAATGGATGCGAAGAAAACGTTCAATTTTTACGAAGTTGTTGAAAATACATTGACTTTACAACTAGAAGATGTATAATCGTATCGAATGAACGTCCGTACTTACCGATCGGGAGGATATGCCACAATGAGTGAACAAGAAAGAGCCAAGATTGACCGATTTATTGCATGGCTGCTGGAACACCCTGAAAAGATTCCGGCAGCAGAACAAGCACTAGACCTAGAATAATAGAAAATCCCTTGCGAAGAGCTATACCAGCCCGGCACAAGGGATTCTTTTATTTTACCGGGCATGAACGTTACATCTTCTCGATCAGGTTCATCAGCGCTTCACGCTGTTCCTTCGGCATAGATTCAAGCTTTTTTCTAATCCACTCCACTGCTGCATCGGCTTCACTTTGCGGCTGCTGGGGCGGGTTTTCTTTTTGGTTGCCAGTAAGAAGGTAGTCAACCGTAACATCGAAATACTGTGCCAGCTTAACAGCATTTTGATTGGTCGGTTTTGCATCGTTCCCTGAACCTGCTTCGGTTCTCCAATAGCTATAAGCAGATTTCGGAACGCCAGCTTCAGTCAAAGCACGAGACGGCTTTACTCCCTTTTGCTCACATAGCCTTACGAAATTGTCAAAAAACACAAAACATACCTCCAGCGTTTGTACAAGATGACAAAGTTCTACCACTTGAACAAAAACACTTGAAAAGTTCTATTACTTGTGCTTTAATAAGGCTACCGGGTTCAATCGGTAGAACAAATTAAAGGCTTTGAACAAATGGAAGAACGTTCGATAATGTTTTTGCTTGACACCATAATATTATCATATTCTTTCAAAAAGTTCAAGTACTAGAACAAGAAAGGAGAAAAAAATTGCTTCCTAAGTGGACAGGCGATGTTGTGGGAACGCTTCACGTTAACAGCATCGAAATCAGAGAGCTTGCTGCAAAAATGGGATGCGCACCGGAATACTTGGGAAAAATCCTGAACGGTAAGCGTGAGCCTAAAAATGCGGAAGCTAAGGTGAAAGAAGCTCTGGAAGAGCTATTGAAGGAAAGAGAGGGAAAATGAGTGGTATGGAACAGATCATCACCTTGAAAGTAAATCTTGAGTACCCAGACGAAGCGCGCCACGCGATTGACGAAGCAACAAAGGCCTACGAAGAAAGCAAAAAACACTGGGATGCTTTTGAAATCAACAAAGCCAAGAGCAGAGCACAAGACATTTTGTACAACCTGTGCAATGAAGGCTACAGTATGATATGGACGGTCACGGATGGCGCTGTCGGCCTGACGATCTGGAAAAGCTTTAAGGAGCCTTGTGTTGGACAGTGCTATATGCCAAAAGAAAGCTTGTTTGACATCTGGGTCGAAAAGCTAGTTGCGCTGTGCATTGCCACAGGCAAGGAAGTCCCGAAGTTCATCACAGATAAGGCTGGTGAGTGCTGGTGATAAAATTTCGTAAAGCGCAAAGCCGGAAGCGCAGACTAAAGCTGGCAATGGCTGCTGGCGTGTCCCGGAACGATGCCAACAAGGTGCTGTGGATGGAGAAATGTATCAACCAGTGCTTTGAACGGCACAACAGAGAAGAAAGACTGAAAGAGGAGATGCAGCATGGAAATTAAATACTGCGAGCGCTGTGGCATTCTACTTGGCTCAGTCAATCCTACAAAAAATATTGTTTAGATTGCAAAAGGGAAGTTTCGCTGGAGCAAAAGAAAGCAAGACGAAAAGTATTGAAAGAAAGTCATAGATTTGTGCCAGTAAAAACTACTTGCCAATGGTGCGGAGAGCCAATGATTAAAACGTCTGCGGCTCAAAAGTATCATAAAGAATGCGCAAAAGAAGCTTCTTTTACAAGCATTGCAGAACATCAAAAAATACGAAAAGAACGAAATCTGAATAAGAAAGCATTGGAAGAAAAAAAGATTCCATCCATAGGACAAGTTCAAGCACTTGCTGATAAAATGGGCAAGCATTACGGTGAGGTGTCACAGATGCTTGCAACAGGGGAGCTGACTTATGAATGGTAAATACTACGGCCAGCGGGAAATCCGCTGGCACAGCCGTGAAAAGGAACGGCTGAAACGCATTCGAAGAAAGGATAAAGATGAAAGTATTTGTAGAAATCGCCCTGATCTGGGGCATTGTCTTAGCGTTTATTCTCGCAGTGTTTCTGCTGAACTTCTGGCTGGTGCATCACATCGAGCTTTTGGTCGGAGCTAAGGCGACATGGTACATCATAGGTGCTGGCGCTTTGATGACAACTGGTTGGATTTTCAGACGCAGAGAACCAAAGAACACAGAGGAAAAGGCATGACACTGGAAGCCGCCCTTGAAGAACGTGATATGAAGGCGTCGGAGCTTATCCGTAAAAGCGGCGTGTCGGCCCCAACGATATACAACATAACAAGTCCGAATAAAGCGCCGTACAAAACGGGCGTTAAGGCTGATACGCTTGCAAAAATAGCCAAAGTGCTAAATGCAATAATCGTGATCGATGCAAGCAAACCATTTTTATTCGATATCATTCTGAAAGAAGAGACAAAATGAAAACCGTAAAAGGAAACGTGCTTACCATACTTGGTATCGTCGCCGCAATCGTAGCCGTCAGCTGTGGCGATACAATAAATGGATGCGAGAGTACAGTACAGATGCTTGGATGGGCATTTGTTTCGCTGATGTTACTAGCCACTGCCCTGGTTTTGTGCGCGCTTGGAGTGAGCGCGGAAAAAGAGCATGAAGATAACGAACGGATGGGGAAGCTGAACCGCATTCCCGCTCATACTAACAAGTGGAGGGATGTACGGTGAAATGCCCAGTGTGCGGTAGCGACAACATTACAACGATTGACAGCCGGTCAGACCATGACAGCATTGTTCGCCGCAAGAAGTGCATTGCCTGTAACCACCGGTGGTCTACCATCGAAATTGACAAAGACCAGTGGTACAGTGCTTTGCAAATCAAAGAGGAACGTAAGAGAGGGAGACCAAAAGATGATTAACCTTGACAGATTCGGCGGCATGATCGAGCCGGAGGACGGCGTGTGCTTTATGACCAACGAACAGATGGCAGAAGCCAAAGAAGCTGACCGTCTGGCTGAGATCGCGGACTTGCAGTCTGAAATCGATGACAGGGAAGCGGAGCTGAAAGACCTCCGCGCACAGTTGGCAGACCTGATGGCTGGTTGATTTTGTACAGCCGTATTAAGCCAAAGCAAGAACAATGAAGCCTAATGAAGCCGAAGAAAGGAAAGAAAATGAGTAAAAACAAGAAAGAAATTAAGCACTGCGAAAAGTGCAATAAGCCTTTTTCAGTGTTCCCGAACAGCACGGAAACTCTTTGCACAAGTTGCAAAAGGAACAATTTGGAGGAAACGCTCCGCAAGAACGGTCACGCACCGCAACATACGCTTGTTAGGAGCTTTCGTGACAGCCTTAATGAAGCGTTTGCTGTCGAAGAAGCCGCAGTAAGGGCTTCGTGGGACAAGGACACAAGCATTGAGAAAACTTGCCGTGACTGCGGAAAAGTATTCGAGATTTCTCGTGCAGAGCGCATTTTCTTTGAATCGCATAACATGGCACTGCCCAAGCGTTGCCCGGCTTGCCGTAAAGTGAGGAAACAAGCGAGGAAGGAGAACAACTGATGGACAACAGCAAAATCCATGAAGCTCTGATGGCTGTTCAGTCAGAGCTGAAAGCCCCCAAAGGGCAGATGAACAAGTTTGGTGGCTACAAGTACCGCTCGTGTGAGGACATTCTCGAAGCGGTCAAGCCAATCTTGAAAGCGCATAGCCTTGTGCTGCGGCTTTCCGACAAGCCTGTTATCGTTGACAGTTGGCACTATATCGAAGCCACTGCAACAGTTGAATCGCAGGATGGTGCCACTTACACGGTGACTGCATACGCTCGTGAGCCTGAGTTTAAGAAGGGCATGGACGATTCGCAGATTACAGGCACTGCAAGCAGCTACGCCAGAAAGTACGCCTTGAACGGTTTGTTCTGCATTGACGATACGAAGGACGCTGACACGGACGAGTACCAGAAGCAGACCACAAGCAGGGCAAACAAGCCTGCGCAGAAGCAAACGAAAGCGGAAACCATCCCCCCATGCGCTTGCTGCGGAAAGCAGTTGCAGCCTATTCAGTACAACAACCGCACAGTCACTCCGCTGGAAACTGCAAGAAGCACGAAGAAACGCTTTGGGCGTGTCCTGTGTTGGGACTGTGCCCAGAAACAGCTGAAGGAGGGCTAAACAATGCTTAACTCTATCGCAATTCAAGGTCGTCTGGTTCACACGCCTGAAGCTAAGGTCACGAAGTCCGGGAAGGATGTTTGCACGTTCAGCATTGCTTGCGACCGCCAGAGCAGCGGTCAGAAGGAAACCGACTTCTTTAACTGCACCGCATTTGGTAATACGGCACTGTTCGTTTCCAAGTGGTTCCAGAAGGGCAACCCGATTCTGGTGACTGGTAGCATCCAGACCCGGAAGTATACCGACAAGCAGGGAAACAGCCGCACCGCAACGGAAATCATGGCGAACAAAGTTGACTTCTGCGGTGGCAAGTCTGACAGCAAACCCGCCGATCGGGCGCAGGATGCACCACAGAACTATTCGCAGGGAAACGCAGATGACTTCTCTGTGATTGACGACAGTTCTGATATCCCTTTTGACTAACGGTTACGCTACCGGGACAAAAGGCGAGAAAGGAACACTATGTTTTACCGTCCGAAAGTAGTTCGATGCCGCCTGAAAACTGGCGGGAAAAGCATCGAACAAATCAAAGAATCTCACAAGGGGCAAGGGCTGGTTTATCGGGATTTTGAAAGTCTCCAACAGATGTACGATGCTTTTTCTGGATTGATTGTTGAACTGTCACTTTGGGAATATGACAACCACGAAAGCTATCATCTCGAAAGCTGGAAGCCAGAAGATGATAAAAAAGTTATGATGGGCGTTTATTACGCAGAGCAAACGCATCCATTCCCTCGATACAAGAACGATTTTGAAAAATTCAAAGTGGACTGGGAAGCAAAGAAATATGAATGCGAAGGCGCATCTCTTGTTTTTGAGCCAGCAGATGTTGAAGAACTCGAAACTATATGCGAAGAAGTCCCTTCGTCTTGACCGCCTACCTTATATAAGAGCTGCGCTATCTGGCTGGACGGGCGTTTGGAAAGATGAAACACTTGGGCGACATCACAAAGATTCACGGCGACCAGATAGAGCCTGTGGATTGCATCACGTTCGGCAGCCCTTGTCAGGGCTTGTCTATGGCGGGGAAAAGGCTTGGATTTGACGACGACCGTTCCGTGTTGTTTTTGGATGCCGCAAGAATCATTAAGGAAATGAGGACAGCCACCAATGGAATGTATCCAACTTTCGCTGTTTGGGAAAACGTGCCAGGAGCATTCAGTTCCAACGGAGGAGAAGATTTCAGAGCCGTGCTGGAAGAACTTGCCCGCGTGGAACAGCCAGACGTTTCAATTTCTCGACCTTCGGGTAGGGGGGGCAGATGGAGCAAAGCCGGAGCAATCGCTGGAAACGGATGGTCTCTGGCTTGGCGACAGCTTGACGCTCAATATTGGGGAGTTCCCCAACGTAGAAAACGTATCGCTCTTGTCGCAGATTTTGGAGGGCAACGTGCCGCAAAAATATTATTTGAGCGCACGAGCCTGTCAGGGAATCCTAGCGAGAGCATCAAGGCGTGGGAAGCCACTCCCGGACATTCTCAGGCAAGCTCTTATGGACGTGATAGGGGGGGCAATTCCTACACCCTGAAAATCCGTAGTGGATGCGCCGGTGGTGGTAAAGGTGCGCTGGTACAAACCGAAAAAAGCGCAACGCTTTCAACACTCCAAGACCAGACATTGTTTCAGCCTGTTGTTTATGATGCTCGTGGAAACGGCGATGGCAGAACTTGTCCAACCATAACAGGCGACCACGAAAACAGAATCACAGACTACACGGCCATTGCTATCGAACGCAAGACCTTTAACGAACAGTCTTTCAGCTGCTATAAGGAAAGCGACAAATGCTCGACCTTGAAAGCGAAAGCAGGGAACATCGGCAATGGCAGCGAATGCCTGATTGCAGAGAAAACCATCCGCTGGATTGTGCGCCGCCTCACACCGACAGAGTGCGAACGCCTGCAAGGCTACCCGGACGGATGGACTGACATCGGCGAATGGACAGACACCAAAGGCAAGAAGCACAAGTACGCTGACAGTCCACGATACAAGGCTCTGGGCAACTCCATCGCTTTGCCGCAATGGTTTTGGATTGCGCAGAAGATGAAACCCTATTTGAGTACAAACGCCACGTTGGGTAGCCTGTTCGATGGTATAGGTGGCTTCCCACTTGTCTGGCAAAAGACCTATGGAAACGGTACGGCACGATGGGCTTCCGAAATCGAAGAGTTCCCCATTGCCGTTACAAAAAGGAGATTTGGTGAAGAATGATTACCTGTTGTCTCAACTGCACATCACGCCACCAAGCTTGCCACGACACTTGCGAGAAGTACAAGGCAGAGAAAAAAGACTTCGAGGAGCGCAAGGCGTTCGTGCATGAGCTGAACCACAGCCAGAGCGTATACCACCGTGACTACGAGGACAAGCACCGGGAACGTGGCAAGAAGCGGTATCTCGGAAGTGAATTTAGAGGTGAACGAGGATGAAAAGAAAGTATAAGCCGGGCGGTTACATCATTTCACTTGATGAATTGATGAAGCAGGAGTTTGTTTACTGCGCCGGAAAACTTGTTCACAAAGGCTGGTTTTGCAGCTGGCAACTGCGATATGCAAATAGCGAACTAGCTCGACTACGTATCAGAGAAGCCAAAAAAATCGAGGACAACGAATGAACACCGGCAAACAGTTTGAAGCAGACTTCAAGGCATCCATCCCGTCCGATGCGTGGTGCTACCGCTTGAAAGACAGTGCTGCCACTTACTACGGCGGCAACGAGAACCTGTCGTTTTCCATCGACAACATCTGCGACTTCCTTGTGTACCGATACCCGATGAACCACCTGTTTGAGCTGAAAACCATTGAAACACCCTCTATCCCTCTGGAAAAGGTGTTCGGCAAGTACGACAAGGCAAAGTGCAAATACCGCAAGGAAAAGCACATCACGGACATGGTGGATGCGATGGGATACGGCGGTCAGACCGCCCATGTGATAGTCAATTACAGGGCAGTCAACCGCACCTTTGCAATCCCCGTCAGCAAGGTTCTGGCGTTCCGTTACAACGAGAGCCGGAAGAGCATCCCTTGGCAGTGGGCAGAGCAAGAGGGGATAGAGATCAAAGCAAAAAGGCTACGTGTCCATTGGCGGTATGACGTGGATGGGCTGTTGAAGAGATTGGAGAAAGAACATGGCAATGGTATTTAAGTGCGACCGATGCGGAGAGATTTTTAATCGGAAAGTGCCTGACATAAACGAGTGCTACGGAACAGCAAATTCGATTTTGTTCTTGGATTGTACGGTGGAACGCAACCGTTTTGGACTGAGCGAAGAACCGATTCAGCTTTGTCCGTCCTGCATGAAAGAACTGAATGACTGGTTAGAGCCAAACAAAGAAAAACTAGACAACGGAAACAAGAACGAATGGAACAACATGACTACTCAACCGCAATGTGGCATTGCTGTCGAAATAAAGCTTGAAAATGGAGACCTCGACATTGCGTACCGCAGATATAACGATAAACGCTGGTTTCAAAGCAGTGGTGAGTGGGTTTTAAGTGATGTCAAAATCGTTGCATGGAGATACATCGACTGAAAGGAGAACAGAAGTGAGCAAGAAAGTTTTAGACATTCTGCGTTGGCTCTCTCGCCTTGAAGAAAAGGAGCAGTCGGATGAATAAATTTGGAAACTGCCCCCTGTGTGGCAAACAGGTCAAGCCGACCAACCTCCGCAAAATCGCACGGCAAAATCAGTTGTACGGCTTCCGCATGGCTCTGGATGGAATATCTGCCACATGGGGCGCACTGATTCAGAACCTTCGGTGCGATGCAGACCTGACCGAGGAACAGGTGCAGAAAATCATCCGCATCGGTGACAGGTACTGGGAGATGGTCGGCAAGTTCAAAGAAGAGGACATGACCCCTGACGAGTTTGCAGATTACATCACAGCAAAGTCAGAACAGGTTGAAAAAGAGCTGAGGGAAAGGTGGAGCTGATGGATAAGGAACAGCTTGCTATCGCACGGTTGCAGGACGCGGCAAGGCTGTCAGAGCATCGGTACAAGAAATCGCTCATGGTCACATACTCTGGTGGCAAGGATTCACAGGTGCTTGTGGCTCTGGCTGAACGTGCAGGAATCAACTTCGAGGTGGTCAACAGCCACACAACTGCCGATGCGCCGGAGACAGTCTATTTTATCCGTGAGCAGTTCAAGGCGATGGAAGAGCGTGGAATCAAATGCTCCATTGTTATGCCACGGTACAAAGACAAGCCCGTGTCCATGTGGACGCTGATTCCGCAAAAGCTGATGCCGCCCACACGACTTGTACGCTACTGCTGTGCCGTTCTCAAAGAAAATACTGGCCGCGATAGATTTATCGCTACTGGCGTTCGCTGGGCCGAATCTACTCGGCGTAAGAACAGTCGTGGCGTGATGGAGCTGATGCACAAAGACAAAGAGAAGCGCATCATTCTCATGGGTGACAATGACGAGAAGAGAAAGCTCTTTGAAACGTGCAACGTCAAAGGCAAGATGACCGTCAATCCGATTATCGACTGGTCGGACGATGATGTGTGGGACTACACGCACAGCGAACACTTGCCCATCAATCCGCTTTACTGCGAAGGACAAAAGCGTGTTGGCTGCATCGGCTGTCCTATGGCTGGTAGGGGGGGCAGACAGCGTGAGTTTATGCGCTGGCCTTCTTATGAAAAAATGTACATCTCGGCGTTTGAAAGAATGCTTGATGTCAGAAAAGCAAAAGGCTTGCCGTACGACTGGCAAACTGGAATGGACGTTTTTCGCTGGTGGATGGAAGATGACAACATCAGCGGTCAGTTGAGCATGGACGATTTGATGGAGGATAACAATGTTTGAATTCGCAACTCGCTGGCTGGTCTGCCTAGTCCTGCTGGCGGTGGTAGTTCAGTCCGAACGGACAATCAAAGACGCGGCAGACAACCTGTTTGAAGAACATCAGGCAATGCTCGTCTGGCTGTTCGTCAACGTGTGTCTGGCCGTTTGTACGGCTGTTGTGATGGGGTGGAAATGATGAAAATTTGCGACATTGAGAGAAAAGAAATCAATTTTGGGTGTCTGGAATATGGAGATGTGTTTGAGATAAGCGGCGAAATTCTCGTGAAAGCTAACGTGAACCTTTCGGTAAGTAAATTGTCTGGAGGTGTCAGCTTAAAAAGCGGAGAGTTTTTGCAGATAGATGAATTTCTTCCCGTCAAGATGGTAAACGCTCATCTCCAGTTGGATGGCTAAAAAATCATGGACAACGAACTTTACTGCCCGATGAAGATGACCAGCAATCCGCTTGGCCGGTGCGTGTGCGAGAAAGAAAAGTGCGCTTGGTGGCGGCAGTTGGACAACTGCTGTTCCGTCTGGCAGATTGCATGGAAGATAGACAGAATCGAAATAAAGATGAAGAGGTGAGAGTGTGAAAAAGCGAATTTACCTTGTTCTCGAAACCGAAGCGGACGAGGATGGCAAGAGCATCCTAAACGATATTGAACAAGAACTTGGGATGGCTACGCACTATTTTGAAACGGTTTCTTATAGCGAGAACGGTTTTCCTGGCAAATGGATTAGCGTCAAGGATAGGCAACCAAAACATCATACTCCAGTTCTTGCATTTTGTGATAACGGCGATATTATTTTTGGCTTTATGGACTTTTACAAAAATTGGGCAGAAGTCGGGAGTGAAATCCCATACGCCGTCACCCATTGGATGCCACTTCCTGAACCGCCAAAGGAGGTCTGATACATGGCAACACCCCCGAAGCGTGGTCGTGGCAGGCCGCCGTTGACCGAAGCTGAAAAGAAAAAACGTGAGAAGCGGGCGCAAAAGGCGAAAGAAGAAGCTGCTGCGAAGCGTGAGAAAGAGCGAGAGAAGAAGAAACAACAGATGCTTAACAAAAGGAAATCTATCCGCTCACAGGTGAATAAAAAGGTGAAAGAACAACAGGAGTTAGCGATCACGAGGTCTAAGATGTTGAACACAGGCGATTTGCAGTCGAGAATCGGCGATGAAGAGGACAAAAAAGTCATCGGCATGATTGCAGCCAAGTATTTTGGCGACCTTCCGAGCGTGGACATGAACAACCCGATTGAAGTGCAGCAGCGTCTTGACTTCTTCTTTGACGCTTGCATCGAAGCCAGAATCTCCCCTGTGGTGGAATGGATTGCACTGGTGCTGGGCATCGAATGGGTGAGCCTGAAGCAGATTATGGCGGGGAAACGCCGTGACGACAGCTTACAGCAGAAATACATCTTGAAGCTGATTCTGCAAATGCAGTCCATGTGGGCGTACAACGGTATGTACGGTCAGGAGAACCCGGCAGAGTGGATTTTCCGAGCCAAAAACTACTTTGGTATGCGTGACAACGTGGAAGTCACCGTTGCGCCGCCTGAACAGCCTTTGGGCGATGCCCAGAGCGCAGAACAGCTTGCCCAGAAGTACCAGACGGCTTTGCCGAAGGGGATTGACGTGGAGTACAGAGAGGTAAAAGAGGAATGAACGGATTTCTTTTTACGAAAGACGGAAAACTTATATGCGAACTCACCGAAATATCCTTTGAGCCTTACAAAGACAAACGAATAATCAAAGTCCGATGTACGGTTTGTGGACGTATCAAAAGAATCCAAAAATGGAAGTTCGATTTTGCGGAAGGCTCGTCAAAATACAAATGGCTTAAGTGCAACTGTTATGGTGATTACATGACAGAGCATGTAATAGTGAAATGAGCAGCAAAGCGTTACGGCAAATGTATAAAGAACATCACATCTGCATCCATTGCGGTCAGAACGATGCAATGCCGGGCAGAGTATCGTGTGCGGAGTGTTTGGCAAAAGACCTCGAAAGGCACACGCAAGCATACGAAAACCTTTCAAGCGAAATGAAAGCTGCGTATCTGCAAAAATGCAATGAGCGACAACGTGAAAAGCGCAAAAGGCTGGCTGCGAAAGGAATTTGCACCATTTGCCTGAAACGTCCGATGTCAAAAGGCTATCGCTCTTGCATCGAGTGCCGAACAAAGGATGCTCAAAAGAGAGCGAGAAACAGCAAGGAATACAGAAGGACATCTGGCACTTGCGCCTATTGTGATGAACCGCCAATTCCCGGCAAGCGTTGTTGTCCGAAACACTATGCAAGCCGCATTGTCGGCATCACAAAATGTAGGCAGTCAGAGGGCTTTCGGCTATCACAAATCGAACAAAAAAAGCGCATAAACGTCTTTTGGAGAGAAATGGAATGGGAAAGAAATCAAAGAATGAAACAAACCAAGTGGATACGCCCATGACCCCGTTGATTGACTTCTCCGACCCTTGCCTACGCACGTTCCTACCTGTTCTCTTGCAAGACCACACGACAGGCAAGAACATCATCTGGGCAACAGACCCGCCGCCTGAGCTTGGCGTTGGCTTTGCGGATGAAATCACGATGGAACAACTGGACAAAGTTCAGCTTGTTCCTCGTGTGCAGAAACGGCTTGCAGACCAAAAGAAGCGCACCAGCAAGAAAGCAGAAGTGTTTACGCCTACATGGGTTTGCAAGAAGATGGCAGACGTTGCAGAAAACGACCTAAAGGGCGAGGATTGGAAGGAATACATCAACAAGACCTGCCTTGAAGTCACCTGTGGAGAAGCACCGTTCCTCACAAGCCGATACGATACCACAACAGGGCAGATGATTGCCGTGCCGGACAGAATCGGTCTGCTGGATAGGAAGCTAAATGTTTTGGCAGAGCAGTTCCATGACTATGACAAATGGATGTGCTGGGCAATTAGCGCTTACGCATCGACATATGGCTATGAGTGGCAGGGAGACAATATCTTGCTGGCAAGATGCAACCTATTCCTGACGCTGATTGAGAATTTCAGGTATCGGTTTGATGCTAAAAGGTTGGAAATTGGCTGTATGCCTATGTTTCTTGACTGCATTGCAGACATTATCTCATGGAATGTTTGGCAGATGGATGGTCTGAAAAAGACCGTGCCGGGCACGGACATTCCGTGCAAAATCAAAGACTGGAAAGCTGACAAAGAAATTCTGTTTAAGGATGTTGGGGAGGATGACTAATGCAAACTGACAGAGGAATCTACCACAAGCGAGTATGCGACCGCTGCGGAGCGGTACTGGGCGGTAGAATGATGAACCCTGACGAATACTTCAAAGATTGGGCGTGGCGCAGGGACACAGGCGACCTGTGCCCGGAGTGCTATGCAGAGTATAAGCGAGTGATCGGGCGGTTCAATGCCAACAGAAGGAGAAAGAGAGGGCAGATATAATGGACGTTTACTGCACCACCGAACATTGCTCTTGCATGGGCATCAAGCAGTTCTCCGCTGGCAAGGTTATCCGATGCACAGCAGAATCCTGTGAGAACAAATCCGAGCCGTCCTGTGGCTCTTGCAAATGGTACGCAGAGCCGGAGGACGTATGCGTAAACGACCAGTCAGAACACGTTGCAGACTTCGTGTGGGACGCACGCGGATGCAAGGAATGGGAGAAAAAAGATGAAACGTCAGCAGACCTATAAAGGGCTTATTGGAAAGGGCTGGTACGACCAAAGCGAATACAGTCACTATTTTGCAGCGTGGGCAAACCACCGCAACAACTGGGCTATCCGCAAGGCTGACAACCGCAAGCTGGCAAAGGCAAGATTGAAGCAGATTGAACGCCAGCAAATCAAAAAGGAGCTGGACGAATATGAGCTATGATATTTCACTGTGCGACCCAGTAACGCACAAACCGCTCAAAGCCGATAGTACGCATTTTATCGCAGGTGGTATGCGAGCTATGGGCGGTACAAAAGAACTGTGGCTCAACGTCACCTATAATTACGGTCACTTCTATTATCGACCAGAAGTATTTGGTGAGGGCGGTATCCGTTCCATCTATGGCAAAACAGGCGCAGAGAGTATTCCGATGCTTGAAAAGGCTATTTCTGCACTAGGTGACGATGTAGACGATAGCGACTACTGGAATGACACAGAGGGCAACGCCAAACGTGCCCTATACGGTTTGCTTGCGTTTGCAAAGATGCGCCCTGACGGCGTGTGGGATGGAGATTGAAGGGAGAAAGGACAATGAAAGTTGACTGCCCGTGGTGCAAAATCGAAATGCTAAGAGTAGATGACCTTGTTTACAAGTGTTTTTACGGTTTTACAAACCTTAAGGCGACCTGTTCTGGATGGAGATGCCCCAAATGCGGGAGAGAAATGTTTGACCGAAAATCACTATTGAATGCAAATCTAACAATAGACACTCGGCCAATTGATGCCAATGCACTGCGGAAGCGTGTTGAAGAATGGATACAGGAGTTTAGCGAAGAATTTTCTACGGAATATCGGTATCAGGAATGTGACTTGGAAGATTTGTTAGATTACATCGACGCCGCGCCAACAATCGAGGTGAAAGACAATGGATAATTATTCAGAATACCTTGAACGAAACGCACTTATTGAAAGAATCAAGAAAGCATATTGCAATGGTTGCGAGAATCACAATGGGGTTAAATGCCGTGCTTGTGATATTGGAGATGCCATTGAAGTTGTGGAAGATGCGCCGACAGCCCTAGAGCGTACCGCTGAATGGATTGCGCAGGACGATACATTCACAATGTTCGAGTGTAGCAGATGTCACACAAAAAATCATCATACACGTTGGAACTACTGCCCGAGCTGTGGTTCTTTGATGGAGAACAAAGAAGATGGCTAACACACTCTGGCATCCAGCAAGCGAACCGCCACGAGAGCGGACGCAGCCTTTGTTGCTTGCGACTAAGAAAACGTGGCGTGATAAAGATGGAAAATTGTTGCAAGGAATCTCGCCGACAGCGTACTTTCTTGGCTGTTATGCAGACGGTCAGTTCTGGGATGAGATAGGCGAGAGACTGCCGAAAGATGTAACGGTAACGCATTGGATGACGTTTCCGATGTTATAGGAGGGCTTATGGAGAACGGTATCGTTATTACGCAAGATATGATTGACTCGTTTACGGCTGCTATGCGAGAAGCGTACAGAGCATACGGAGATGATGAGGAGCGTGTGCATGGCGTAATGGATGGCATTATGTGCGAAACCTTAGACAGGCTTGGCTTTACAGAAGGTGTGGAAATTTTTAACGAAACACCGAAATGGTATGCGTAAGGAGCAGTAAACATGACGAACAAAAAGTTTGGCATTATCATTATGGACTTTAGCCTTTTCGACTTTGGGCCGAAACCGCCTTGTGGGTACATCAAGGCAAAACATATCCGCCCAGCGTACGGAAAAGGCAAAAGGCCTGTAAAGGCGCATAAGCGAATCACGAGAACTAGAGAGGGATTTAGAAAATGACAGAACTCAAGAGATGCCCGTTCTGCGGCGGAGAAGTTGCTATTGACGAAGCCAGCGGCTATTTGACAAGCTGGATGCTTATAACAAGAGGAAACGGCAAGAATGGATGCAAGTGCCGGGTATTCATGGAAAGCAAGCTGTACAGCTCTGATTGTTCCGAAGCTGATAAAGAAAAGATTAAAAAAGACCTTATCGAAGCATGGAACAAACGCTACAAAGAGGATTGAGCATGGACAAAAAACGAGACAGCTTTACATTCCAACGATACTACTTTAAAGCCATCTCCACACTCAAAAGCAAAGAGAAGTTGGAACTCTACGATGCAATCTGTGCATACGTTTTTGAAGAAAAAGACGCAACTTTGAACTCAAAAAAAGCAGAATCTTGTTTCATTTTGATTAAGCATTTGCTCGACGAAGAATCGAAAAGAAGCGATATTGCGTCAAAAGGATGGTCTACACGAAAGTCATCTCATCCTCATGTCATAAATGAGATGAAAGTCAGCTCATCTATGAGTTCAAAGTCAGATGATAATGAACCCATTGTATCAACTGACAGTCAGATGAACGTCAAGACCCTGCCGGAGAGTGCGGTCAAAAAGAAACCTGACATCTTCTCCGACTTTGCTCATGGCGATAAAGCCTTGCTGGAATCCCTGCGAGAGTTCGCACAGATGCGTACAAGAATCAAGAAGCCTATGACAGACCGGGCGAAACAGATGCTCTGCAACAAGCTGGAAAAGTTTGATCGGCACGACTGGAAAGCCATTCTTGACCAGAGCATCTATGCCGGGTGGCAGGACATTTACGCATTGAAACAGGATGACCAGTACGAGCAAAGTACGGAGATGGAGTTTCCTAGACTATGACAATGGACGTTCAAACGGTATTTATCGGTGCGCTGATGCTCTGCAAGCCGGGCGTTGTGGATGAAATCATACCAGACCTTGAACTTGACTTGTTCAGACCTGAGCTGAGAGACGCTTTTGCGGCTGTTCAGGGCTATTGGACGGCTAGGGGTAAGATAGATATAGTCGAGATAAACACGCAGCATCCAGACGTAGCGCAGACGCTCTTGGCGTGTGTCCAAACCTGTGAATCAGAGTGTGTGCGAATTGACAGGGAGCAGATGCAGCGTTGGGCACAGCTTATCAGAGAACAAGCTGCACTCACTCGTGTGCAAGGTCTGGCATTTCAGATGACCAGCGAACTTACCGACTATTCTGATCTATCAGACATTTACCAGAAGATGGGCGAAGCAATGAGCCTGAAAGCCGAAGAAGAAGATGCGTGGACATACGAGGATGTGTTGAACGACTATGTGCTTCACATGGACGAGAAGCCTGTGTATATCAAGACAGGCCTAGAGCGTCTGGATGAAGCGCTGCACATCTCACCGGGTGATTTTATTATCATCGGCGGCAGACCGTCTGCGGGCAAAACAGCCCTGTCCTTGCAAATAGCAGCAAGCATGGCAAAGCAAAACTACACCGTGTACTATTTCAGCCTAGAAACCAACAAACGCAAGCTGGGCGCACGTCTGATGGCTAATCAAATATACTGCCCTCTTGACACGGTGAAAAATAAGGCGGTCAGCTTGAATGAAATTGACGGACAGGCAAAGAACATGAAGATGCCCTTATATATCCGCTCCGCTGCCGGAAAGAACGTGGCGTGGATGAAGGCGCAGGCTCTCCGCAAAAAAGCTCAAGTCATCTTCGTAGACTATCTTCAACTCATCCACGAAACAGGCGCAAAGGACAGATATGCCGCCATTACATCCATATCCATTGCCCTGCACGAACTGGCACAGACCACAGGCATTGTCGTGGTGGCACTGGCACAGCTTAATCGAAACCCATCCAAGCCCGGAGCAACGCCTACCAACTCCGACTTGCGAGAGAGCGGACAGATTGAACAGGACGCAGATGCAATCATCCTTCTGTCCGGCGATAACCCCGACAAGTACCTGTTTCGGCTGAGCAAGAACAAGGAAGGTGGGATAGGCGACCTTCCCATCACGTTTAACAAGCAGATTCAACGGTTCCAAGAGTATACTTGGATGGACTGAAAGGAGAACAACTATGAAATATCGAAAGAAGCCAGTTGTTATCGAAGCATTCAAACTAAATGCACGAGGCCTTGTTGGAGAAGATTGGTTCTGGGATGCAGTAAGTAGCAATGATATTATCACGCATGACTTCGGAAAGTTTCACGATGACCCTGCGTGGTGCGAGATTAAAACGCTTGAAGGGACTATGATTGCAAGGACTGGCGATTATATCATTCGTGGCGTAAATGGCGAAATCTACCCGTGTAAACCTGATATTTTCGAGAAAACATACGAAGCGATTGAGCGATAGTAGCCTAGTATCGCTTCTGCGCTCGTATCGTCACAGTAGAATAGGCAAGAAAAATAGATAACAGTGTCTAGGCAATAAAGTTACCGTCTGAACCCCATAAATATTTTTCACTACACAAAATACAGGAGGAAAAGACTATGTTTGTAAATACTTGTGGAATTATTGCCGCAATCATCGCAAATCAGAACGCTCAACGAATGCGGAGAGAAAGAGAACAGCATGAACGTGCAGAACGTGAACGCAGAGAAAAGCGTTTAGCGGAAGAACGAAACAAAACGGAAAAAGAGCGGAAGCCTTTTGACGAACTGAACATCATCCAGAAATAACGCAAAGGAGAAAACAACTATGGCACTTACCAACATCGAACGTGAGACTATTATCAACTTCAACGCAGCGGAAGATACCGCAGAAATCTACACGGCTGACCCGGTTTACATTCGCAAGCTGGACAAGCTCTGTGAGCAGTTCCCCGACACATACAAGTTTATGGCGGAGCTGTCTGTCAAGCGGTGCAAGGAATCCAAGACCTATTCGATGCCGAAACGTCTTGTGAAGTTCCGGCCGCCTGTCACTCGTGAGATCAGCGAAGAGCAGCGTGAAGCACTGGCAGAGCGTCTGCGTAAGGCAAGAGAAGCCAAGAATATCTAATCTTAGCTTGTACGACTACAAAACTACTGTATCAGAAAGCATGGAATGGTGTCAGGTGGTAAAACTACCCTCTGCGACTATTCCGTGCTTTTTTCTCTTGTTATTTATCAGTGGAAAACGGCAAGGTCTGAATTTGAGAGATAATCGTATAATCGCAAGGCGGGTTGAGACGAAAAAACGTTTTGACTATCACTTTCGCAAATGGCTTTCAAATTTTTGTCCCCTTTCCCCCTTGTTTCCTCTTCCCCCCTTTTGTCCCCCTCTTTCCCCTACAACCCCTATTACCCCCTATAATCCCCCTAACATCTTCCGTGCTCCCCCTTTCCCTCCCCGTGTGTTTAGCGCGTCCGCGGGCGTTATATGCGCCAGCGCGCGCGTTGACGGAGCCGGGTGTGCCATGATAGTTCAAAAGTGAATAAATAACAGTTATGCGAAATTGCGAACTGGTTCTTTCCCCCTACAACCCTCTATCTCCAAAGCTACACCGTTAACCAGCAGAGCAGACCGTAGGCGAGAATTGTCGTAAGATTCGGATTGGTGGATGGTTTACGGCTATTTTAGACATGGAAAATTGACTTCATTTTGTTGTCGGTTGAATATGTACAAATGTTGCATTGACTATTCCTAGCAGAATGCTATGAATTAAGCTGAATACCATAGTGAGTTACTGGGAATTAAATCGAGCAGGAACAGACCGAATCGGATGATACAACTATTTTAGCAGAATAATCCCTAGATAATTACTAGGATATATAAGCGTATATTATAATAAGTACGGTTGGTATACGAATTTGGTATGGCTGTCTGAGAATAAAATTGACAGGTGTCAAGACACATATTGATTTTTGGGTGGTCGGAGGACTTAGCGACTATCGCATCTCTCTTTTCCTAAAAGGCGAACGACTATTTCACACAAAAAATACACGACTATTTGACGATAACTCGCAAGAAAATGCTACGACTGTTACTTTGCGACTATCAGCGGATAACACGTTACTATACTATATATGGGACTTTTAAAAGCTGGTCGTCTGACGACTTTACGACTATTCTACGACTATTCCAGCCGGAACGCTGCGACTATTGATCGCCCTTATTGGTTATCGGGCGAAAGCCCGAAAAGAGATACGGCGGTAGCCGTCAATGGTTCCGCGCCGCCGCCGGACTGACCCTGTACAGGTGGAGACGTTGACCCCCCCCCACCAGCAGGCGCGTCGGGTCTGTACTGCTGGCAGCGTGTCAGCACTTGCCAGCAATCCGCACATGATAGGAGCTGACCCCGCCGGGCTGGCACGGTTTGAGGTATGCTGCACCCTTATATACCTTATTATAATAGGCGGCTACCCTGCCCTGTACAGCGTCCGGCGTGGCGGTGGCATCTGGATAGATGGAAGTGCTGCGTTTGACGGTATGCCCTCCAACGTGTCGCAGGCGGTGCATAGTGGTTTGTGTGGTTGTTGTATTGTGTGCGCTGGAATGGGTCAAATTAACGGAAATGCCCCTGTAAAGCCCTGTGCGCTGTTTTGCAGCGTGTGTGATAATAACCTTGCATGGACTGCACAAAACGCGCTGTAAACGCTTGTATGGGGCTGTATTGCCGCCGGGCAGAAATAAAAGCCCTGCACCCTCAGCAGATGCAAGGCAAAAGAAAAGCCCGGTCATTTCTGACCGGGTGGAATGCTTCTTATTTGGACGCTTTAAACAGTGCCGAGAAAAACCAGAAGAAAAATAGAAGTGCGGATAATATCACAGCTTACACCCCCTTATACCACGCTAAACCGCTTGTATGTGGTTTTGCTGCTACACTCTGCGTATATATCCGGGTGTGCTGCCTGTAAAAGCTTGCTATCAAGTCGGACGCTTTGCACATCCTTGTAAATGGCCTTTGCAGTGCCCTGCACCATTTCGGGTGCGCCGTGCATCATGTCAATGATTTCAGCCTTTACAGCGTCATTCATTGCTTCAAGCTCTTCAATTAACCGCTTATTTTCGCGGTATGCGTTCACCTTTTCTTCGAAAGTCGTCATTTTTATACCTCCATAAAAAGATGCAAGCCAGAATTTGCTTTTTTGTGCCGCTCAAAATCGGCTTGCGTACCGTGTCCAAAATTAAAAGCGCCTGCAATGCGTTCCGCGTCCCATACACTATAAGCACCGGCACGGATAGCGGCTTTTACGTTGCCGCGATACTCTGCAGCAAGTTCCGGCTTGTAAATATCGATTGTCATTTTTTCGCCCTCCCTCAGCTGTTTAAAAAAGCAATCATAACCAATGCGCCGGAGATCATGCCGCCGATGTACCAGATTGCAGCCCACTGGGAAAAGTCAAGAGTAATCATTTTTAGACCTCCTTATAATACAGGCCGTTGGCGCGGCAGATTTTGCAGATACGGTTGCAAGCCTGATACAGTGCGCGGGCTTGCACGTCAAGCCACGTTTCCCGGCTGTTGGGGGCGTTCATGCCGCCATCGGTGCGCTTGAGTTCGGACGGGGTGCAGACACGGGCGGCAATATCTGCGTCATAGCAGATGGAGCAACCGCCGTTGCTGTATTGCTCCCAGCAGCTTGCACCGTTGAGCGCCCACCGCTCAAGCTCTGAACCGTCAAGGGGCAAGCGCTCCATATTGTCCGCGCCCTCCTGCACATCGTCCAGCAGGTCGATGGCGTACAGCGTGACGGCCTTGGCCCATGCACTGCGATCGTGGCGGGCGTTAAGTTCGGCGCGGATGGTATCCGCAAGTGCGGTATAATCGATGGTCTGTTTCATGGTTTTTGTCCTCCTGTTTTGTAACGGTATTTGGTAGGTGTAACGTATATCTACGTTGTGCCTATATTGTAACGTATATTTACGTTTTTGTCAAGTTGCGCACGCAACATAATAACGTATTTGTACGTTTTACTTTTTTGTCCGTTTGGGCGTGCTCTATCGGACACGTTGCGCAGGCAGTCCAGCGCCCCGCACCCTGTCCGATCGTCCCGGCGTGGGCGGTCTGGTATTGAGTGCAGACCGGTGCAGCGTGTCCAGCGTCCGGGCATGTGTGTTGTGCCTTGCATGGCCTGCCCTGCTGCCTGTGATGTGCAGTCTGTCAGGGTGCGCTGGGGCTGGGGTCTCCACCGGTGGGGTATACAGGGAGAGCCGGGGGTGGGGTGGTCGACACCTCTCGTAGAAAAAATTCAAAAAAGGCGTTTTCGGCGTTCCTCTTGTCAATACCCACCCCACCCTCACAAATCAAAACCCATCTGATTGTGCAAGTCTCCAAAAATTCCGAAAAAAACAAAAAGACCCCTTACGGAGCCATTGAATGTGTTATACTGGCAAAGGAAAGGTGGAATCAAAAATGCAAACGTTCAGTGGAATCATGCTGCTTGCTGGATTTATTCTAAGTGTGTGTTGTATCGTCAATGCACTTAGAGGAAAAGGGAACAGTAAGTTCTGGTACGGGTCTATCGCTTGTTATATTTGCTTTGGTATATTCTACGGAATCTATCAAAAAGATGGCAGAGACTTTGGAATCGGCTGTACGCTGGCCTTTGTAGCATACAGCGTAAAGATTATCTGGAATCTCCTGAAGTCGATTGTTAAGCACGAAAAGTATTCAGCGAAGAAAGACTTGATTGCTTTAGTTGTGTGCTTAGTGCTAGTTGTTGTTGGCATGAATCTTCCGTATGACAAGGAGCTGGAAGCAGAACGCGCGGCGGCTTCCGAAGAAAAAGCAGCATCTGAAGCCTTAGCTGCATCTATCAAAGCAGCGGAAGAAGCAAAATCTGCATCCGCAGAGCAGCAAGCTGAAAGTGAATCCGTATCTGAAAGCCAGTCTGAGTCCGAAGTTGAGAGCGAACCTCAGCCCGAGAGTGAACCTATCCATGTTGAAACGGAAGAAGAATACAAAGCATCTTGTGGAACCGTAGGCTACAAAGATTTATGCCGCTACCCGGAAAAGTACGCTGGAACAAGAATTGTAATCAAGGCAAAGGTACAGCAGATTATGGATGCTTCTCTTTTCAGCGGCGACAAGGCATGGCGCGTTCAGGATAACGAAGATGGGTATGATATGTACCTTGGAAACGAATACTATGCTGTTGATAAAAGGGAGAGCGGCTCTGTAAAGATTCTTCAAGACGACATTGTTACAATCTACGGAGAATTTACCGGGACAACTGAAGTCACAAGAGCATTGACAATGACAAAAGATGAAATCCCTCGCATTGAAGTCAAATACGCAGACCTCGCAGAATAATCTATAACACAAAAAGCCAGCGGCTAGATGTTCTCTAACCACTGGCTTTTCTTATTGGCTGTTTACTTCACGATTTCACCGTGATAGGGATGGTACTCAACATTGGGCAAGGGCATCCAATACTTCACATCGTGCATGATGCACTTGCTGTCCCGGAGCAGAACCGGCTCGATCTCGCCGTTTTCGTCCGGTTCAAAGGAAAGCTGACCGCTATCGACAACCTTTCCGTCACAAGCGATAACAGGCTCGTGGACGCACTCGCCGTAGTCAACGGTGCGCCAGAGCTTCAGCATGGTCTTGAAAGCGTAGTTGAGGTATTCCCCCATATCCTGAATCTTATCTGCGGTAAGCATAGCTGTTCTCCTTTCAAACTGCCATCTGGGTCTGGCTATTGACGTTCTGAATCATCATTACGGTGTTTGCACAAGGCCGCCACCGTTCGATATAGGCGATGGCGTTGTCAAAATCCTTGCGAGGAACGTTGCTGATGCTGTTCACATGGAACCAGTCCTGTGCATCCTTGTTGCATTCACTGTAAACCTTGCACCGGGTGGACTTGTCAAGGTATGCAGGAGAGGTCTTGCCGCCAAGTGCTTCAACCACGACACGGTTTACCGCACGGCGAAGCGCACGCTGCTGCTCATAGTCCACTGTCATATTGGTTTCAAGAGCAGAGATGCGCTTTTCGTGCTGCATGGAACGGTTGTCCAGAACGAAGATTGCTTGCAGTTCTTTGGATGCCCCTGCGAACTGGTTGACGGCCACGTTTTTCTCAAGGTCAATCAGCTTCTGGCGAATCTCCATGCCCTGCGGCGTCCGCTGAATCATCGCAATGTGCTTTGCCATGTCAAGGCTAAGAACATGGTCTGCGCTAGGACGGCCACCAAGAGGGTTTTGCTCATTTTTGAGCAAAACTGAAAAGTCCGTTCCTTCGACAAAACCAATGTCAATCATGCGCTTAATCCAGTCTTTGTATGCGGTCTTGATTTTGAGCCGTTCGTGCAGCTCCCGACCAAGCACAACCTTTTCGCCGGTGTCAGTGTCGTACACTGGGATAACATCTTCAGAGAAGATTCGGATGGTTTCGAGATTATTATTCATAGAAATTTAGCCTTTCCATCTTGCGAGAGCAGGCTATCTCTGGTATAATAACCCAAAGAGGGTCTATGCTCTCTGGATGTGTTATGATACGTTCGCTGCTGTCGCCAAACTTTAGTGAGCGTATCATTTTTCGTTTTCATTGGTCTCCGGGATTGGATGCACTTCAAAGAATGTGTCACGGATGGCTGCTGCCTGTGCGACCTTGTGTTCGGTGCAATAGGCTTTCAGCCACTGGAACTGCCGTTCGGTTAGTGCAACAGTGAACGTGTGATTGTGCCGTTCGAGATAAGGACTGTACATAAACTCACCTCCCTTCATGTAAGTGCAACCAGTATATGCAATATGTTGTGGTTTGTCAATTACGCAAACGCTTAATGTAGTACTGGTATCTGTACAAAATCTAAAAGTTTGTAGACTTGCACAAAATTTAACTGTTGTTTTTGGTCGCTCCCGCTTCGTACCCTGCCCGGTAGTTCAGTTCGGACAGCTTACCCAGTGCTTCTGCGTACTCCCTGTCCTCGCTGGTCGGCTCTTTGCCGTGTGCGAGGGTTTTCAGAAATTCTTCGGTTGTCGTGGGAAAATTCATGTTTTTTGCTCCTAACTCTTGCGGAAAGCAGCCCTTTTTGGTATAATAGATTCCGAAAAGGGAGACTGCCCCCTTGGTGGTTGCAGTACCTTCTTTTTGTAACGGATAAGCTATCAGCTAAACTTTGGTAGGTGGGTGCTGATAGCTTATTTTTTTATGCGTTCTGCAACATTGAAGATTAGATCAATGCCCATTCTTACAACATCACTCTTGGTTCCATCCAGAGCGTTAGCGCAAAATGTGATTTTTTCGATATCCCCTTCGCTAAGTCTGAACGAAACCATACGCATAGATTCGTTTTTAGATGGCTCTGCTACTTTCTGCAACTTCATCACCTCGCTTTGTTACTGGTGATAGTATATACCCGATATTGAACACTTGTCAATATGGAAATTTGAATAAAATATACTTTACAGATTCAGAATTGCTCAAAAATAAAGCGTATACACGTTTTCGTGTAAAATGATTAACGTTCTTATACTACTATACTCTGTATTTACAGAGTATAGTATATTTATATATACATAGAACGTAAATTTACGCTTGACGTATAAATACGTTTGTGGTATACTGAAACCAGCAAAAAGAAAGAGGGAGCAAAAAAATGAGAGCCGCAGAAATTATTAAAGACATGGTTGTAAATTCTCATCCAAAAATAACTTACAAGGTTCTCGCAAAAAAACTTGGTTATAAAGCAGCAACGAGCGTCACGGATAGGCTGAATCGTGGAGAACTGAGCGCAGAGAAATTTGCACAATTTGCAGATGAACTTGGCTACGAAATTATCATTCGTCCCAAAACCATCAAAAAGGACAAAGAAGATTTTTACCGTTTGGAATATCCCAAAAGAGCAAAGGACGGCGATTCTGAATGAACGTAGCGTATGTTCGTGTATCTACTGTTGAACAGAATGAAGCACGACAGGTGGAAGCGTTGAAGCGGCATAATATTGACCGCTGGTTTATTGAGAAGGTCTCTGGCAAGAATATGGATAGACCGGAGTTGCAGAAGATGCTTAAATCGGTTCAGCCGGGCGATACCGTATTTATCCACGATTTCAGCCGCCTTGCTCGCAGCACGAAGGACTTGCTTGAAATGGTTGAAACGCTGCAAGCTAACGGCGTACACCTTGCAAGTGATAAAGAAAACTTAGATACGGGCACTCCCACCGGTAAACTGATGCTGACGATGATTGCAGCCATCAACGAATTTGAACGACAGAATATGCTCGATCGCCAGCAAGAGGGCATCGAAGTAGCAAAGCAGAAAGGCGTTTATAAAGGCCGCAAGCCCACGGAGTATGACCGCAACCTCTTTGATGTTCTACATGAACAGGTGGAGAAGCGTCTGCTGACCGTCACCGATGCTGCCAAACAGCTTGGCGTGACACGCCAGGCATGGTATCGGATTGCTGAACAGAGAAAGGCTGGATAATATGCAGGGAGAAGAACTGATTGTTAAGAACGGAAGCATCGCGCTACGGTCTATGCTTGACTTTGGTGGTTTCCTCGAAATCAAGCGGTTTTTGGAAGCTTGCCATTCGGAAAACTGCACCGTGACTTTTGCAAACGAGGAAATTGTCATTTTCCCGAATGAATACGATGCTGCTAAAGATGCTCTCGTCTTTATTTATGGTACACTGGCAGAAAGACACAGTATTATCGAAAAGTATCTCCACTATAAGCTGATGCTAGGAGACGAACAACCAAAACCTACTTTACATAGTCTGAGAAAGGAATAAAGCATGAAATCCGTAAAATTGTCAGAACAGAGTTTGAAACTCATTGAAGCGCTGTGCGATTACACCAACAAGCCTGATATTCTTAACGCTGTCGCAGACGCCTTGTATTATGACGCAGATGAATTGAAGCGCAGGATAAACCAGCTTGCGGAAGAGGTCAAATAAATCGCACTTTCCATCCGTTAAAACGAATTTTAGCAAATAATTTTCCGAAAACAGCATTATAAAACCGAATATTTGATTTTTGTGCAGTTGTAGGCACTCTTTACATTTTCAGGTAGGGGGTGCCTATTTTTTATGCAGCCAAAACAGTGCATTGCCATCATCGACAGCATCAAAGCGTATGCAAAGCAGAATCCGACAGAAGCACAAGTCTACGAGGACTGGTTTCAGGCGGTAGTAAACCTGAGAGACGCTTTGCCGCAAGACAAGCGGTTCGATGCCTACAAATACTCTGGTGAGCTGCGCTCCGTCTGTGCAACCATGATGGGTAAGATGAAAACAGGCGAGGACGTGGCGAAGGTCTATGATATTATCAGCCGGACGTACCTGTTTGAAGCAAAGGATGTGTTTGACAGCTATTGCATTTACCTTGAATGGAATCGTGCGCCGGAGAAGAAGTTCTATCAGCCCAGACGCAGAGTGCTGAAAGTGCTGGCAGATGACCTAGAGGACTTGTTTTATAAGCGGATAGATTTCTTGGGGGTCAGTCTTCCGGCTCGCGTAGGTAAGAGTACGCTGTGCATTTTCTTCATCACATGGCTTATGGGCAACCGACCGGACGTTGCATCGGTCATGAGCGGACATTCTGACAAGCTGACCAACGGCTTCTACGGCGAAGTGCTGTCCATCATCACTGACCCTGTGACCTACAACTGGGGCAAAATCTTCCCTGACGTTCAGCTTGTGGACAAAAGTGCAAAGGACGAAAGCGTTGACCTGAACCGAAAGAAACGCTTCCCCACTCTGACCTGTCGTTCCATCGGCGGCACGCTAACTGGTGCTGTTGAAATTGGCGAAGGCGGCGTTCTGTACAGTGATGACTTGATCGAGGACTTGGAAGAAAGCCTGAACGTTGAGCGTCTAAACAACAAGTACGATGCCTACCTTAACCAGTTGAAAGACCGTAAAAAGCAGGGCGCATTAGAATTGATGGTCGGCACACGTTGGAACGTTCTTGACCCTCTGGGGCGCATCCAGAACCAGTACGCAGACAACCCTAAATACAGATTTCGGGTGATTCCTGCGGTGGACGAGAACGGACACAGCAACTTCAACTATGACTACGGCGTGGGATTTGACGATGCCTACTATGCCGACATGAAAGCCAGCATTGACGATGCAACATGGTGGGCAAAGTATATGGGCAAGCCCTATGTGCGTGAAGGTCTGCTGTTCCCTGCCGATGAACTGCGGTATTTCAACGGCGTTCTGCCTGACGGTGAGCCTGATCGCAAGCTTATGGTCATGGATATTGCATGGGGCGGCGGTGACTTTACCGCCTGCCCTATCGCTTATGTGTACGGAGATGCTGTGTTCATCCCTGACCTTGTGTTCAACAATGGCGATAAGACCGTGACCAGACCGGAAGTCGTGGGCAAAATCATCCAGCGCAAAATCAACGTAGTGCGTGGCGAAGCCAACAACGGTGGTGACGAATATTGTGACGTGGTAGACAGTCAGCTTCGGCAGCAGGGGTATCACTGCTCTGTCCGTAGCCAGCGTGCGCCAAGCGGACAAAGCAAACTGTCAAGAATCATCCAGTATGCTCCAGATATCAAACGGTTCTATTTCCTTGACGAAAAACACCAGTCAAAAGAGTACAAAGCGTTCATGGAACAGGTGACGATGTTCACGCAGCTTGGCAAAGTTCCGCACGATGATGCACCGGACAGTCTGGCACAGCTTGCCGATGAATTGTATAACGGAATCAGTAAAATTGAGCCTGTCAAGAGGCCTTTTTGATTAAAAACACAATATATTGTGTTCGCTGGGTCTATTTATTTGATTTCACCACTTGACAAGGCTTATAATGTACGCAGGAAGTTTTGCAGCTTCCCTTAAAGGAATAGCTTGCACGCGAGGTTTTGTCATTTTACTCGTGTGCGTGTCAACAAGCATATTCCTCCTTTCACCGGTGGAGGTTTTCTCACTCTTTCGCCTTCACCGGACTTTATATGTTGCGTTTCCGATTGATTGGGGAATGCCAGCCTGTCTCCCCCATGGCTGGCAAGCAACGGTTCGATTCCGTTACGCAGCACAACCAACCACCTAGCTTTGCATGGACTTATTCTCCAAAACCTCCACCGCTATTCCCGGCTCTCAATGTGATGTTTAGGCATGACATTGCAAAGAGCAGCGGTTAACCAATCAAGCCGGGTTTCTATGCTACATTAGCTTAGTATGGTTAGAGCACTCGGCTCATATCCGAGCATACATTGGTTCAAATCCATTATGCAGCACCAAAATTGCAGCTGACCCGTTGACTGTCCGTCAAACTGAATGTAAAGGCTGCAATGGTTTTCTTCGGGCGAAGAATAGCACGGCTGGAAGTGCGAACAGTTTCCCAGTAGCTTCTGACAGGTCTGTGCTCAACAGCCTGTTTCCAGAAATCCAACGAAAGGAGCGCCCATGCTAGTTAGAATCTGTTGCCCTTGTATCAGACAGAATCCCATCTATAAGAACGTCCGCTGCAACCGCTATCTTGGCGAAGTGGACGGACGATACCATTTTAAGTGTGACAGATGCAAGGGCGTTATCGAAGGAGACACAAGGGAAGGATGGGTGAAAATCATTCATCCACCAGAAAAGTGAATGGCTTTTGAAGCGCAGTTTTGGCGCAGTGAGATAGACCTTAACAGGTTTGTCTTGCTGCGCTTTTTATTTTGCAGGAAAGGAGGAAAACATGGCTGAGTATCAGATGGTCGTTGGCGGCTTTTTGAATGAGCCGTTGACCGGACGCAGACCGATTGAAACGCCGGAGACGGAAATCAATGAAGCGAACGTGCTGAAAGTGGTCACGGGCAAGGCAGAGCCTATTCATCTGCTGAATAAGAACGAGATTCGCTTTCTGCACAACTACTACTTGGGCAATCAGCCTGTCCTCCAGCGCACGAAGGAGTACCACGCTGAAATCACCAATCGCATTGTAGAGAACCACGCCAATGAGTGCGTGGGCTTCTACACAGGCTACATGAGCGGCACTCCCTGCTCTTATGTGCGGTCTGAAACGGCAACAGGTGATGGCGAGGAAATCGCCCGCCTGTCCAATGCTTTGCAGTATGAGGGCAAGGATGCGCTTGATCGGCGGCTCTGGCAGTGGATGTTGGAGTGCGGACAGGGATATCGCATTGTTCTCCCTGACAAGGGGTACAACGGCAATTACCCGGACGAAACGCCCCTGCTGGTAGACGTTCCCGACCCGGATATGGCGTATGTGATTTACAACTCCGGCATTGGCCACAAGCCCATCGCCAACGTTCTGCACATCCCACGCAATTATCAGAATGACCTAAACGACCTGATTTGCGTGTATACGCCAAACCAGTACTTTGAAATCGACAACGGCAAGGTCACAAAGTCGGAGAGCCATTCTCTCGGAATGTTGCCGATGGTCGAATATAAGCTGAACCCGGAGCGGATGGGTTTGTTTGAACCGGCTATCCCTGTGCTGGATGCCATCAATCTTTTGGAGAGCAATCGTCTCGATGGCGTAGAGCAGTTCATCCAATCCATCATGGTCTTTATTAACTGTCTTGTTGATAAAGAAGCATTGGAAGCTGTCAAGGCTATGGGCGCAATGTCAATCAAGTCTACTTCTGGACTTGCTGCCGATGTAAAACAGCTTGCAAACGAGCTGAACCAGCAACAAACGCAGATTTTGATTGATTCCATGCTGAACGTGTATCGCAGTCTGACTGCTATGCCTAGTGCCACTGGCAGCGAGAACGCAACGTCCGACAACGTGGGTGCGGTCATCGTCCGCAATGGCTGGAATCACACCGAAGCAAGGGCGCAGCAGTACGAGAATATGTTCAAGTACGCTGAACGACAGAGCCTGTCTGTGATGCTGAAAATCCTGCGTGATACAGCTGGTTCTAAGCTGATGGCAAGTGACATCAACATCAAACTGCCCCGCCGTCAGTATGACAACCAGCAGAGTAAGGTTCAGATTTTTGCACAGATGTTGCAGCAGACCATTGACCCGCAGTTGGCGTTCACTACGCCCGGTCTGTTCCCTGACCCGCAGGCTGCTTACGAAATGAGCAAGCCCTTCCTGATTGCCGCTGGCAAGCTGGGAGAGGATGGAAAGGCGCCGAAACCGCAGGAACAGCCTAAACAGGACATCACCGACACAAATGCCGGGAACACGGTTGATAAACAGCCAAACAATGCGGATGGAGAAAAAGATAATGCGTGATTTTTGGAAACAGTTGTTTTGCAAACATGACTATACGCTTTCTCGTTGGCATTGGACGCACGGTATCAACGGAGACGAACCACGCGAAATGGAGTGCGAGTATATCTGCACGAAATGTGGAAAATTCAAATGGACGCACCCTGACCGGAATTCGGCGCGAGAAAAATCTATTTTGGACAGCGGCATTGAGCCGTACAAAAGAATTTACCCAAAGGAATAAAGAATCACCCCGAATCTTTGGGCTGATATATTCCGGCAGGGAAGCCGGGATACAAATTTCGCAGCGTTGCAGGGAAGCAACGGTAAAAAAACGCAGGAGGAAATTAACGATATGAAACTCAATGTGTTGCTTGGTGATGCCTACAAAGAGGGCATGACCGCCGATGAAATCATTTCTGCGCTTGAAAAGGTTGCAGACCCTAGCGCAGAGGTGGAGAAGCTGCGTAACGCCGTGACGAAAGCCAACGGCGAAGCTGCTGAGTACAAGAAGCAGCTCAAGGCAAAGCGCACCGATGACGAGAATGCTGCACAGGAACAGGCTGACAAGCTGGCAGAGATGCAGAAGCAGATTGAAGCCCTGACTGCCGACAAGGAGAACCTTGTCAAGGAAAAGACCCTTGCATCTTACCGGGAGAAGTTCGTTGCACAGGGTTATGACGCTGAACTTGCCAACAAGGCTGCATCTGCACTGGCTGACGGTGACATGGACAAGGTGTTTAAGTTCCAGTCGGAGTTTATGACCGCTCACGACACCGCATACAAGGCTTCTCTGCTGAAGGATATGCCCACACCTCCGGGTGCGGATGGCAAGGGCGGCTCTGACAGTGAAGGTGTGGCGTTTGCTAAGAGCCTTGCACAGCAGAACGCAAATACTTCTAAGGCATCGAGTGACGCAATGAGTGCTTTTCATTAACAAGGAGGAAAACATGAAGTTTACCCGAAACACGGTCAACGGAATCAACGATACTATCCTTGCTTCCAATGACTACACCGCCATCCCCTTTACCGTGACCGAAACTGCTGCGGTTAAGGCTGGCTATCCCATGACGCTGGCTGGTAAGAAAGCTGTTGCTGCTGGCGAGACTGGTTCTAAGACCATCAACGCTGACGGCATCCTGCTGTATGACGTTGACCCGGCAGAGAACCCCAATGCTTCCCTGCTGATTCGTGGCGTTATCGACACCAAGAAGGCCGCGGCAAGTTCCGGCTTCACCTTTGACGCTGACGCAATCAAGGCACTCAAGACCGCCGTTCCCGGCATTTTCTGCCGTGACAACATCAGCGTGAACGCTTAATAGGAGGTAAAACAACATGGCACTGAATCTTAAGGAAGTCTTTGCCCCGGCTGCGATTGCCGCCTATTGGACGAATGACCCCACCAATGCGATGCCGTTCGCATCTGACGCACTGTTCCCTGCAAAGAAGAAGGCTGGTCTTGACCTGAAGTGGCTGCGCGGTCACAAGGGCGTTGGCGTTTCTCTGATGCCCAGCGCATTTGATGCAAAGGCTACTTTCCGCACCCGCGAGGGCTTCAAGTTCGATGAAACTGAGATGCCGTTCTTCCGTGAGGGCTACCATCTGGGCGAGAAAGACCGTCAGGAAATCCTGCGTGTTCTGGACAGCAATGACCCCTATGCCCGTGATGTGATGAACCGTCTGTACGATGACACCGCACAGCTTATCACTGGCGCTCGTATCGTTCCTGAGCGCATGATCTGGCAGCTGCTGGCTCCCAGCAATGGCGTTTCTGGCATTACCATCAAGGCAAACGGTGTGAACTACACCTACAACTACGACCCAGACGGCACTTGGAAGTCTACCAACTACAAGGAAGTCTCTGCCGCAAAGTCCAAGTGGAACGTCACCACAGCTACCCCCATTGCAGACCTGAATGCCGCAAAGGACGCTGTTCTGGCAAGCGTGGGCGAGGTCGTGACTGAGGTGTACATGAACACCGCCACCTTCCGCAACATGATTGCTGCGGACGAGGTGAAGAATCGGTTTATGACCGTCACCGCAAAGGCAAACGCCGTTCTGTTGGATGCCGAAGCACGGCAGATTATCGAATCTGCAACCGGTCTGAAGATTCATCTGTACGACAAGATGTTCAAGGCCGACCAGTACAGTGCAAGTGAAAAGTACCTGCCTGATGGCATGGTAGTGGTTGCACCGTCCGGCGCTCTTGGCAGCACTTGGTACGGCACTACTCCTGAGGAAGCCGACCTGCTGTCCGGCCAGTCTGGCGCATCCGTGTCCATCGTGAACACCGGCGTTGCCATCACCACCGAGCTGACCGTTCATCCGGTCAATGTCAACGTCTACGCTTCTGAAATCGTCCTGCCGTCCTTTGAGCGCATGGACGCGGTGTACTGCATCAAGGCTTACTAAGGCGAAAGGAGGAGAGCAGCATGGGAGACCAGTATTCTGAAGCGGCAGTCAAGCTAGGACAGTACATTGCCCCGGCGCTTGACCGTGAAATCACGGACGAGGACTACCCACTCTTCGACCTGCTGCTTGATTTTGCCAAAGACAAGATATTTGCACAGGGCTACCCATTCGGCAACAGACCGGACGAGCTGCCTTTGCAGTATCAGTCGTTGCAGATACGCATTGCAGCGGAACTGTACAACCACATCGGTGCAAACGGACAGACGAGCTACACCAACAATGGCATTACTCGTGTGTGGGAAAGTTCCGATGTGGCGCAGTCCCTGCTGAATGAAGTAGTTCCGAGAGTAGGTGTTATCGGCTGATGTTCAATGGAAGCCCGCTAGATAAGCGCCCGCTGTGGTATTCAAATCCGGTTGGCAAAAAAACACCTATCGTGGACGAGTGGGGCAACGAAACCGGCGAATTCGCATACGAATCGTGGAGCAAACCCGCAAAGCTGATGCTGAACGTCAGCCCGCCTACTGGTTCTGCGGAAGCAAACCCTTTTGGAGCGTTCACGGATTACAGCTACGTTGTCAGTTCGTCCAGCAAAAAGCACAACACGCCGCTTTATGAAGGTACGCGCGTCTGGTTCCAGACGGACGTTTCAAAGCCCTTCAATTACATTGTGGTCAAGGTCGCAGAGCATATCACGGACACACTGTATGCGCTGAAAGAGGTGGCTGCAAGTGAAAATTAAAGTGAGGTTGAGCGATGCCGGACTTCGTGATGCGGAACGTCAGATACAGGAGTACAAAGCCACCCTGAACAAAAAGGCGCAGGAGTTTGCAAAGGCGTTGGCTGACAAAGGGCTTGACGTGGCAAAAGTTCGTTTTGCGAACGCACAGTATGCTGGTAGCAACGATGTTTCTTGCCATGTTGAGCAGAACGGAAACACCTGCACCATCATTGCAGAGGGCAAGGCAGTTGCCTTTATCGAGTTTGGCACTGGCGCACATCACAACGGATATGGCGGTGAGCTACCGCCCGGCGTTGGTGCACATGGTTCCTACGGCAAAGGGCAAGGCGCAAACCGCAGGTGGTATTACTACGGCGAATCCGGCAATGCCGGTACGCCTGTCAAACAGGTAGATGGTAAAGGCCAGTTGAATTACACCAGCGGCAACGAGCCAGCTATGGCTATGTGGGGAGCTGTTGAGGAAATGGCTTCTCAAGTCGAAGCAACGTGGAGGGAGGTTTGGAATAGTTGATCGATTATTTCAATTCTATCTTCACGGCTGTTGCTAAGGAGCTGCGAAAGCAAGCGCCCGGCATCTTCGTTACTGGTGAAATCAACGACAGCAACGTTAAGAAGTTTCCGTGTGTGCAGATAGAGGAAAACAGCAACCTTCCTGTGCACATTGATTCTGCTGGACACAGCAAGTACGCTGCCGTTTCCCTTCGTGTGCGGGTCTACTCCAATAAGAACACCGGGCGCATTGCAGAAGCACGCTCCATTGTTGGCATCGTGGATTCTGTTCTTGAACCGCTTAAATTTTATCGCAAATCGTTTGCCCCGTTGAATGGGCTGTACAACAATTCCGTCTATCGGATTGATTGCAGCTATGGGGCAACAATCGGAGAGGACGGAATGATTTACCGAAACTAAGGAGGTAAACATTCTATGAGTACTGCTATCTCCGGTCTGAATACCACCCTGTATTGTGGCGACAGCGCAACCGCCCTGACGAAGCTGTGCGACATCAAGGATGTGCCCGACCTGATCTCCGAGCCGAACCTTCTGGATGCCACCACTCTGTCTGACCCCATGCAGGTCAACATCTTCGGTATCATCCAGAGCGACACCAAGTCCTTTACTGCCAACTACAACAAGACTGACTACAAGAAAGTCAAGGAAGCTGGCTACGATGAGACTTCCGAGAGCAACACCGTGAAGTACTACGCCCTGAAGATGCAGGACGGCTCCGGCTTCACTTGGCAGGGCATGCACCAAGTCGGTCTGTCCGGCTTCGGCGTGGACGAGGTTGTGGAAATGACCATCAACTGCATCTTCACCAAGAAGCCTGAGTTCAGCGAGACCCTGACTGTCAACGGCGGCTAAACCGCAAAAATCGAATCAATCAAACCGGGCAGAACTGAACATCGGATTTGGTTCTGCCCCTATTTATAAAGGAGAGCATTTATTATGGCTGCAAAAGTTATCAATTTTCATTCCCCCGATGGCAAGAACACTTATGAGCTGACTTTCACCCGTGACAGCGTGGAAGCTACCGAACGTGCAGGCTTTCAGATTGGCCAGTACACCCAGATGACCAACCTGCTGTCCAACTCCCGCGCCCTGTTCTACGGCGCGTTTATCGCCCGGAATCGTGGCATCAAGCGTAAAGTCGTGGACGAAATGTTTGCCCACATCGACGAGAAGGAAGAGCTGATGGCTGCGCTGCTTGAGATGTTCATGGACGCTTCCAAGTCTCTGCTGGCAACTGATACTGAGGACAAGACCGCAAAAAACGCAACGTGGGAGATTGTGTAACCGCACAATCTCAGGAACCAGACGGAGAGGGGGAACCGTTCTCCTTCTCCAAGCTGTTCCACGATGTAGAAGCCTATTACATCTCTATCGGTATGACCTACGAGCAGTTCTGGCACGGCGATGTCTGGCTGGCTAAAGTATACCGTGACGCAGAGGAGCTGCGGGAACGCAGAGCCAACGCAGAAGCGTGGAGAAACGGCTTTTACATGGCATCTGCGCTTTCCTCTACGGTTTGCAATATGTTCCGAAAGAAAGGGTCTAGACCTATCAAGTACATGGATAGACCGATTCCCCTTACTCAAAAGGAGAAAGACGAGTATGAATACCAACGTGCTGCGGAAGCACAGGAGCGCATTAAGCGCATGATGTTCTCCATGATGGAGCAAAAGGATGGTGGTAGTGATGGCTGATGTTGATATTACGAGCTTATCCGTAGAAATCTCTGCGGAATCGCAGGGCGCAGAGCTTAATATCGACAAGCTCGCTACCGCCATTTCTAATTTGCGGACAAAGGGCAACGTGACAAAGGTTGTGAACAGCCTTGACAAGCTGGCTAGTTCTATTGCAACGCTGAAACAGGCATCCGCTGGAATGTCTGGGCTGGGCAAAATTACCAGCTTTCTAAATGGACTTTCCAGCGTCAACACGACCGCAAGCGCAAAGAGCATCAACACGGTCGTGAATGCAATCAAGAAGATTCCTGCGGCTGTGTCTGGTTTGAACGGCGTGGACTTTTACTCCATGTCCGGGAGCATTACTCAGCTCACTAGCGCTTTGGCTCCGCTGTCCATTCTGGATGCATCGAACCTTAAAGCTCTTGGCAGTGCTTTCAATGCGATCGGGAAGGTTCCCGACCTGACCGACAAGCTGAAAGCGACTGACCTTGATTCTTTTGCAAGCTCTTGTCAGAAGATTTCTACTGCCCTTACTCCCCTTGTATCTCAGCTTGACAAGGTGGGCAACGCTTTTGCGAAGCTCCCGCCGCAGTTGAGCAAGGTGGTCACACAGGCAAACCGTGTGACTGCTGCCAACGAAAAGCAGTGCAAGAGCTATCTCAGTCTGTCCAATCAGATGAACGGCTTTATGCGGAACATGGCAAAGCTGGTTTCGTTGAAAGCTATCGCTGAGTATCTTGGCAACGCTGTTGCGAAGTTTAATGATTTCTACGAAGCAACAGACCTGTTCCATAATGCTATGGGCAATTTGAGCGGTGAAGCTGATACGCTCATTGGCAAGATGCAGGGTTTGCTTGGCGTTGACCCGACCAAAGCGATGACCTACATGGCTACCATCCAGAGCTTGGGTACTTCGTTTGGTCTGGCCAGCGATAAAGCGTATATCTTATCCAAGAACCTGACTCAGCTTGCCTATGACGAAGGCTCCTATTGGAACAAGGACGTTGCAGAGACCTTTACTGCAATGTCCTCCGCAATCTCTGGTGAGATTGAGCCTATTCGCCGTTTGGGCATCGACCTGTCTCAGGCGCGGTTACAGCAAGAGCTTCTTGCTTTGGGCTTTAACAAACAGGTATCTAGTCTGTCTCAGGCGGATAAGGCAGTTTTGCGTTACATTGCCATTATGAAGCAGACTGCCAACGTGCAGGGCAACCTTGCACAGACCATCCAGAGCCCTGCGAACCAGATTAAGATTCTGAAAGCGCAATTGGATATGCTGGCGAAGTCTGTTGGCTCTTTGCTCTACCCTGCCATGAAATCTATTCTTCCCCCGCTGATTGCCGCCGTTCAGCTCATTCGGGAGTTCGTTCAGTGGGTGGCAAAGCTGATGGGCGTGAAGGTCGTGTTCACCGATTTCACTAAGAGTGCTGGCAGCGTTGGCGGCATCGGTGACGCAATGGATGACACAACCGATTCGACAAAGAAAGCCGCCAAAGCTCTCAAGGACTACACGATGGGTTTTGATGAACTGAACATCATTGACCCAACACAAGGAAGCTCCGGCTCTGGCGGCGGTGCATCTGCCGGCAACATCTTGGGCGATGTAGACCTGTCCGGTTACGATATGTTCAAGCAGTACAACGAAGAGTTCGCAAAGCAGATTGATGCTATTAAGCAGAAAATCAAAGATATGCTACCGATTATTGGTGCTATCGCTACCGCACTTGCGTTGTGGAAAATTGTTGATTTTCTGACGGACGTTGCTACAGCAATTTCCAAGATGACAGAATTGCAAAAGTTGGCTCTTTCAATTGCAACAGTTGTTATTGAAGCATCGTTAGTATTCAGTTTCGCAAAAGGCTACGCATCTAGCGGAAACCCTCTCGAACTTTTAGGTGAAGTGGTATCTGCCGCGTTTGGCTCTTTTGTTCTTTGGCGCACGATAGGAGCAGATGGCATTACGCTTGGCATGGGCATCGCTTTTGTGGCAAGCCTTGCCGGACTGACTTACGCTCTTGGCACTGGCGAAGCAAATCTTGGCGATGCAAGCACATGGATTCAATCCGCTTTAACTACTGCTTTTGGTTCCATTGCGGGCATCACGTTGTTCACTAATCTTGGCGTAGCCACTGGTACAGCCGCAACGCTTTCTATCGGTCTTGCAGGTCTTATTACCTTTGCTGGAATCACATTCTCTCTTGGCGAAAAGCTGAAAGAATTTCCGGTTCTTAATACCATCATTGCTGCTTTGATGGGAATTTTTGGTGGCGTTGCTGGTGCTGGCGTTGCATTGCTTGTTGGTGCAAGCCTTCCTGTTGCTGGAGCCGTTGCCGCTGCCGGTGTTGGTATTGGCCTTGTTCTTCACTGGGCTGGTATCAAATGGGGCACTAAAGAGAGTGGCGAAAAAACAGATGCTGCCGCAGAAGCCGACATTAAAATGTATTATGTCGAAAATGTTTTTGAGCAGCGCATTGAAGCCATCAAGCAAATTATCGTTACCAAGTGGAATGCGGCCATTGATTTTATGACTTCTCTTCCCGGAAAGGTTGGAAACATCATAAACAGCATTGGCGAGTGGTTCAGCTCTCTTCCTGAAAAAATCGGCTATGCCCTTGGCTTTGCCGTTGGCAAAATCGGGGAGTGGGTCGGAAACATGGTGGTTGCTGTAACAACCGAAGTTCCAAAAATCGTTTCGTCTGTTGTTAAGTTTTTTGAAGAATTGCCTGGAAATATTTGGACTGCAATTCTCAAAGCTCTTGACGTTATTTCTAAATGGCGGGAGCGTATGATAGCTTCCGTTGTTATTGAAATTCCAAAAATCATTTCGTCCATTGCCGGTGAGTTCAAAAAGCTTCCTGACGAATTAAGAAAACTTGGCAAATTCATTTGGGACGGCCTAATCAACGGTCTAAAAGATGCATGGAGTACCGTTACAAATGGTATTAAGAGTTTCACTGATGGTTTTATCAATGGCTTCAAGGAAGCTCTCGGCATTCACTCTCCTTCTACTGTGTTTGCGGGAATTGGTGGTTACATTGTTCAAGGTCTTGCAAACGGTATCACTGCAGCACTTCCTTACGTTGAACAAGCTATGACCAATCTGGCAAACGTTGTTCAGCAGAAGGGCAACGAGATGATTGACTATGGAGCGACCACCGCAACGAATTTCGTTGACGGCTTCTTTAACGGTCTGAGCAGCAAGTGGCAGGAACTTGATTCCGGTTTGCAGAATGACTTCTTCGGCACAGTACAAAATCTTTGGAATGCTGTGCAGAACGGAGACTTGAAAACAATCGGAACAACTACAGCAGCTATTATCTGGCAGGCGATGGGGGAGGAGAACCGAAATCAGGTAAAAGCATACGCACAAAGCTTTATTTCCAATATTTCCGGCGTTTTAAAGGACGCATCTAAAACCCTGTTTAACGAAGCGTTAAAAGTTGGCAAGGTCATTTGGAGCGGCATCACAAAAAATTTTGGAGATATTGTAAAGAGCGTTTCCAATCTTGGAACTACGATTTCTGCATCAATTAGCGCATTGAAGGTGCCTTTAGCCACTACTGGCACTGCAATCAGTCAAGGCCTTTTCGGTGGCCTTGTAAGCTCTTTTCCTGAAATTTTTGCTGCAATGGGCGGCTTGATTGGAAGTGTCGGCTCTGCGTTTGTTGGCCTTCTTACTTCTATTGCCGGTGCGCTTTCGTCTACAGTTTTCGGCATTCCTGTAGCACTTATTGTCGGTGCGGCCGCAATTGCCTTAGGCGCTGCGATTGCGGGTATTGTAAGCAATCTCGGCGGGAAATATTCAACTGATAATTCTTCTTACATCGGGACCCCTGAATACGATGCTTCTACAGGTTCCACCACTTCTGCAAATGGATACTACGGCAATACATCATCCGGGTCAACAAGTTCTTCCGACCTGCAAGGCGCGGTTTACAACGGCTGCTATAATGCGTTTCTTGATATTTTCCAGCGCTATGGTGACGAAATTACCGGTGGTAAGGAAGTCAGGCTGTTTATTGACGGAAAGCAGATTACTGCTTCGGTCGAAAAGCAGCAGGCTGACCGTGGAGTGCAAATCATGGGCACGGAAGTATATAGCTATTAAGGAAGGGACGGTGAATTATGCAAGCTCTTGTATCAGTGAACGGCGTAGATTTGCCAGAGCCTTCCTCTTATAGCGCAACGACTTCAACCATCGTTGATTCTGGCCGAAACGTGCAAGGCAAGGTTGTTGGCTCTGTGGTTCGACACGATGTTGCAAAAGTGGCTCTTAAGTGGAAATACCTTACCGCAAAACAATGGGCTTCCGTCATCGGCCCATTCACTACAAACTTTTATTGCACGGTACGATTTTACAATCAAGCGACAGCTTCTTATTCCACACGCCAGATGTATGTTTCCGACCGAACGGCCGGAATGTGGCGAAGGGGCCCAAACACCGGAAATGTGATGGGCTGGACGGATTGTTCTTTGAGCCTGGTTGAGGTCTAAAGGTGGTGATTTTATATGTCTGTAAAGCCGTCCGATAAGTGGCTTTCACAATATAATAATACGCTTGTACCCGAAACTTTTATTCAGATTACTTATCATGCAGCTGATGATGCGGCGCAAACGGACGCTATTGCAAGTTCAGGTTCGCAAACCGTGTTTAGTAATGCGGCATCCATCACTGACCTGGACATTTCCACTTCTGGAAATTACGCGACTGCTGAAACTAATTTTTGGGTTTTAGATGGAAGCTTTGATATCGTCCCGAATTCTGAACCGTATCAAGAATGCGGCTATGTAAGCGGTGAATGCGTATCAAGCTCCAATCATCCAACCATCACATTTTCTTTTAGTAAAATCCACGAAGAAAAAATACCGGGTCTGACAATCATTTGGTCTGAAATTTTAAATGAATGGGCAAAATCATTTAAAGTTTCCGCTTACAAAGGAACCGCTCTTCTTTTGGAAAAGCAAATTGACAACAACGATTCCGCCGAAACTTCAATTGAATTTGAGATTTCCAATTATGATTTGGTTATTATTGAAATTCTTGAATGGTGTATTCCAAACCGAAGAGCTCGTATCTCGCAAGTGGAATTTGGACAACGTGTGAAATTTAGCAAAACAGATCTTCTGTCGTATTCCCATAAATCAAAGCGAGACCCAATTTCCGGTCAACTTTCCAAGGATTCAATTTCTTTTTCCGTTGATAACAGCGATCAAAAATGGAATCCTATCAACCCTGACGGCCTCTACAAGTATCTGTATGAACGCCAAGCTGTTTTTGTAAAGTATGGCATGGACTTGGACGGACAGACTGAATGGATTAACGGAGGTAAGTTTTACCTTTCTAGTTGGAGTATTCCTTCTAATGGCATTACTGCTTCCTTTGAAGCTCGCGATGCTTTGGCGTTTTTAATCGATTCACTATACACCGGAAGGAAAAGCGGAACTTTATACGAAATGTGTTATGACGCTTTGGAACTTCTTGATGTTTCCGGTATCAGCTATTACATCAACGAATCTTTAAAGGATTATACAACTGATTTTAGCAACGGAAATTCTTCGTATAAAAACGCTGATGTGCTACAGCTTTCTGCTAACGCAGCTGGTATGGCTTTGTATCAGACAAGAAACGGTGAGATTCGGATTGACCGGGTTCCGTACCTTCCTGAAAACAAGTCCGACATTTATGAAATCACTGAAATCAATGATTATCAGTATCCGGAAATCACTTTTTCTAATAAGCTAAAAAACATCTCTTACTCTCTAAATGGAGCTTCGTCATTGTATCCGAATGGCGCTACTGGCGATGGAGTTACGCAAAGTGTAAACAACGCGCTTATCTCTTCTTCCATCGTCTCCCAGCCAAAAAATGTTCTAACTGAAAGCTATAAAGTGCTTTCTAACCGTCGAAAAGCCACCCTGTCTTATCGTGCCAGCCCACACAACGATGCTCTTGATTTTGTCAAGCTCAATCATCAGTTTGGATATTCTTCTAACTTGTTGATTACGGATGTTTCTTACACGTTTAATGGCAGCTTCAAGGGTTCCGTTACCGGGTATATGATTGAAGATGTTGATTCGTTACAAATCAATGCTTCTGAGATTTACTTGCACCCTTCCGACACGATCACGCTCACTGCAACGCTTACCCCTGCATCTGCCGATTCCCCTGTTATTGTTTGGAATGCGTCTCCCGTTGGTATCGTTGAGCTGAATGTCATCAAGAATGAACGCGGCGTATCTGTCTGCAACGTCACGTATTTACACAGCGGAAAGGCAACGATCACAGCTACAGTCGCAAGTCTTTCCGCTTCTTGCAAGGCTACTACGATTGCGGATGAGATTTCCAACCTCAAAGAAGGCGATACTGTATACATCTCCGTCGCTGGCGTTTATACCGCTTTTCTTGTCTCAAAACATAATTACGAACCGGAATTAAATGGCAAAGGGAGAACTCTTCTTGCTCTTAAAGATGCGAAAACAGAAAATATTGCGTGGGATAGTAAAATGACAACTCCTGCAGAGTATTCGACCAGCAGTATCGATGCCTTATTGAACGGAAACATAAAAAATTCTTTTTCTGATTTTATGCAGAAAAAAATTGGAAAAACTACTTTTTATTATACCCCCTCGTTCAAAAAAAAT